TAAAGTTGCTCTTGACAAATGACGATAATATGGTAAAGTATTGTGGAGGCACGACTTATGAACGACCGTGAATATGTGCAGGATGAGAGTGAAACTATCGAACTGGTAATATGGGAAGAATGGGTAAGCTGGGCAAGATCCCAAATGGAGTCAGAAAAGTCTCAGCCAAATATCGAAGATACAAGCTGTACGGATAGCCAGCGAGAGTAGCCCTTGACAAACTAAACTTCATGGAGTAGAATGACGATATGAATATATTCGAAACGTACACCATCAAAGAGATGAAAGACTGCCTCAAACAGCCATTCCAAGATTGGCCCGAGGAGTTTGCATTATATGTACAAGATATTATGGCTGGAGAACTGTTGGATGAGTGGTTGGAAAGCCATAGCGACGAGGAATATGTAGAGTGGGCGACGGATATAGTGAATATTGTCTCTGATTGTATTGAAGGAGATGACGAGGATATACAATGAAAAAAGTAAGCATAGTCGTGACCTTGACTTTGAATGACGATGCTGATATAAATGATGTCGTGTCAGAGATGGATTATTCCATTACACACAAGGATGTTATAGACGCTGAAATCGTAGGAACGATAGAAATATAGATAGATATATATACGGGCCGCTGGCAGAATGATATCAAAGAAGCCACGGTTAAATGTAAGGCCGAGTATGGCATAACCCGTATTTTTGGGTCATTAGCTCAATCGGCAGAGCATCGGACTTTTAATCCGTAGGTTGTAGGTTCAAGTCCTACATGACCCATTGACAAAACGTCGTGTATAGGATATAATATGAGAATGAGGCGAGTACACTATATCGAACTAAGGAGAAAATATTCATGCAAATCGACATGTCCAAAATCATCTACAATGAATACGTCATGGGCGAGCGTGATTATTACGAAGACCTTGAAGAAGATATCGTCGTTTATGATGATAGCGAAGAATGGTATAATGTAGAAAATGACGGGGAATAGAGGAGTCTAGCCGTCCTCGTTGGCCTCATAAGCCAAAGATCGTGGGTGCGAATCCCACTTCCCCTACTCGGAGGCTGACGTTTGAGTTACGATGCCGTGTCTACCCATGTGGATAGAGCGGTCTTGGTTCGTTAGAAATAGCGAACCTTGCAAGCCGATGTAGCACAACGGTAGTGCGACTGATTTGTAATCAGTAGGTTGAAGGTTCAAATCCTTTCGTCGGCTCTACGGGATGGTGTAACGGTAGCACGAAAGATTTTGGTCCTTTCTGTCTAGGTTCGAATCCTAGTCCCGTAATATATTCCGTGATAGCTCAACGGTAGAGTAGGTGGCTGTTAACCACTTGGTTCTAGGTTCGAATCCTAGTCACGGAGTTGGAAACTTGGCAGAGTGGTCTAATGCAGCGGTTTACTAAACCGCCGATGGGAAACCATCCATAGGTTCGAATCCTATAGTTTCCGTATGGCCCTATCGTCTAACGGTTTAGGACAACGGATTTTCGTTCCGTTTATCGGGGTTCGAATCCCCGTAGGGTCATTTGGGAATGTAGATCAATTGGTTAGATCGCTAGCCTGTCACGCTAGAGGTTGCGGGTTCAAGTCCCGTCATTCTCGTTATACAAAAGATTGCATATATTGTAACTTTATGTATTGTCTCAGGGCGGGCCGCGTTTTCCGTAAGTCCTTATCTACCAACACTTTAGAGCAAGCCAAGAAAAAATCTGGTTTGGCACACGCTTTGCATATCTAAAGATTTCTCTTGACAGTGCCGATACTTAGTGTAGAATACGAGTATCCAAAGGAGAGAATCATGAAAGTTGCAAACGGTAACGACAAGTTGGGTAAGGGTTGTTTGGTAGTGTCGCGTCCTGTTGGCGATACTTGCCCGAATAGTTGTGCATTTCTTGGAAACGGTTGCTATGCAGAGCAGACCGAGAAGATTTATCCCGGCGTTCGCCCTGCTGGTATGCAGAATCTTATTACTGAGCGTGGTAGGATTCGCTCCATGATTCTGGACGCTATGCGTCAAGGTAAGAGTATTCGCTGGCATGAGCGTGGCGATTGGTTTATCAATGGCGAACTTGACCTAGACTATGTTGCTAATGTGACATGGGCTTGTGAGAGTATTATTGCCGAGGGTAAGACTTTGCCCGATATGTGGTTCTATACTCATATCTATGATGATCGTCTGGTGTCATTTGAGAAGTATATGAATGTCTATGCTAGTATCCATAACGATGAGGATATGGGTGCTGCTATGGCACAAGGTTTCAAAAAGTTTGCGTGGTGCGATAGCGACCAAAAGATTGCTCCCAAGCGTCCGCGTAACAAGGCCAAGGCTGACGCATGGCGTAAAGCGTTGCCCAAACTGGTAGTGCTGAACGGCACGAAGTTTGTAACGTGTCCAGAGATTCGTCGTGGTCGCGGAGTTGTGACTTGCACTCCGACCAAAGGTAGTGTATCATGCGACTTGTGCGTTCGCGGTCTGGCTAACGTATTGTTTCCCTCTCACTAAGGATAAATATGATTGTATATTCCCATAACTACGTAACACTAATGGATGTTTGTAAACATAACGGTCTAGACTATAGCGATGTGATTGAGTATGTATCCCAAAGCGATATTAGTTTTGGAACTAACGAAGATACTCTAATGAGTAGGAGTCAACTACAGAGTATTATTGACGATAACATGGAAAATGTAGAGTTGGATTGGGGCAGGCTTGATGATAGCGTTCTTATTAGTCTAGGGGGTTGAAATGTATAAAGTAAGTTATGTAAATGGTGGTAGTCGCACAGCGTTTTATCAACTGGATGATAACCGTGGATTCAAAGAGTTTGCATGTCTTGAAGATGCAGAGTACGCTTACCAAGTACAAGATACTCTCGCCTGTAGTAACCTTGCACCAAAGGTACTAAGTGAAATCGGTCGTATTCGTATGCCCAAGAATCTTAGCGATAAGAAACTAAGTGGATGGGGATATATTACAGAGATTGCAGAAGTAATCGGGTGTGGTGGTAATGAGTGTGACTGTGGAGAGTGTGAAGATGTATATGATAACATGCGAAGGAAGGTAGATAATCTAATCAATAAGATTAGTGATGCTGGATATAACTTTGCAGACGCCCATCCCGGTAACGTTGGATATGTAAAGCGTAAAGGTAGGAAGATTCTGGTGTGCATTGATACTGGTGAAGAATCGGTGTTCGATGAGAGCGGATATCAGAGTGATTACGAAAGTGGTTGTTCTTGTTCCTATTGTCAAGCCCAAAGGTGAAACATGTCTAAATACTATATCAAAAGCGGAACTCTGGAACTTATTTACTCTACAGATAAATCACCATTAGAGGCAGCTAGTATTGCTCTAGGTGAGACTAACAAGTTTGATGTATTAGATGAACATTTCTATATAGATGAGCGTGGTATGAAAGATTATGCTACTGCTCTTCCAGATACTACTGTGATCACTACTAAAAAGGTAGCTAAACACGCTGGATGGACCCTAGGCAAAGACGAGCCTTGACGTAAACCCTTGCCGCCAAAGGACTTATGGCGAGCGGGGTCGGGGAAATTTGACGTAACTCCTTATGAGATAAAGACTTAGAGAAAATTAAAGAAAACCCTTGACAGAGCCGATGTATAGTGTATGATGGGTATAAGCACAGGAGAGAAGGTATGAAAGAGAATACTTGGATGGTCTGGCAGAATAATCGTCTTGCGGGATATGTTGTGGCCTATAGCGAATGGGAAGCCTACGCAAAAGCCGCAAAGATTTATGGTTCTAACTTCTATGTTGAGAAGCCTTGGAGTTATTCTGAAGAAAAAAGCGTCTCAGCCTAAAGTTTCTGATTGCGGTCTGCCGATATTCTTTATATGAGAAAGGATAAAGGTGGAAAGATGATTCAGTGGATTGGCGTGATGTTTACGCTGTTGGGTTTGTTGTATACGGGCGTGAAGGACTATCAAAAGGGAGACATTAAAATCCCTGCTATTCAGAAGCCCTTGACAGTCCAGAAATATCCGATACAATACTGTCTGATGGCTTACGATCCTAACTTAGATAAGGTTTTTTACTTACACGAAAATGGTCAATGGTATGATTATGCACCACAACAACGAAGATACGCGGCCTCGCCGCAACATTATCAAACTCAAAACCCTCAAGCCGTGGCAAGTGCCTACGGGACACAAGGAACACAAGCAAACTACGTTCGATAATCGCCCCAAGCGACTTCGTACCCGTAGGGATATTGAAAGGGGATGGCAAAATGAGTATGATATGTGAACAGTGTGAGAGTGAGCGTATAGGATATGATGCGTGGGTAGACCAAGATGGAAACGTTATTGGTGGCCCGTATGATAACTGTCAATGTATGGATTGCGGATCGTCTAACATTATTGAGGAAAGAGACATCTAATGTTGAAAGTTCGATATCATTTGCAGCACGGTGAACATTATATGCACTGGCAGTTCAAGGAAACCGTTAGCAATCAAGTGTCATATCATGATCCTAAAGAGAACATCATTAAGTTGTATGGCTGTGTTCTGCATAACAACGTTAACCTTGCTACCAAGATTTATCTGGGTAAGAATAAGGATGTGTGTGCTTGGATTAAGTGTCGCGGTATGGGTCTAGAGTTTGAGTTAACTTCTATTCCGTCGTGGTGTACGAAACTCAACTACAATCCAAAGGTGCTTCCGTACTGGCACACCAATGGCGGTAGGAATATTGATGGTCTGGCGTTTGATACCCTGTATCTTACGAAAGATGGTGTGTTTTATGATGAATGTCGAGAAAAAATCCTAAATCCACTCTTGACAAACAAATAGAACCATGTATAATAGGTGAAATGAAACAAACTTACGTGGGTCCATGCGGCGGGACTAGATTGGGATAACCTATTTCGATAAACTTTCTCTGAAAGACTGGGGGAGTTGCCAACGGGGTTATACGTTGGATAGAAGTACCAATCTATGGGGGATGGCATCCTCACCATGATTCATATAATCATACGTTGGGTATTATGCCCTTTACCATATATGGCGAAAAGCCTAGACATTGCAATGCTATATGGCCGTATGATTACAACACAACCAGTAACCGCTTGAATAGCAAGGTGATGAAATGCTGATCACATTTCTAGGGACCAATGTCGTGGGCGGTTTCCACCAATGTTTACCTTGCTCCAAGGGTTCATAATATCGGAGTATTGGTGGCTCTATAGGGTCGGTGCGTAAATGATCCGCTGGTTAACAATATAAGAGAATAAATATGGAATGGAATAATAGTCACAAGAATCCGCCAGAGGTTGGTCAGAAGATTTATTACTTCGGTCCCAACATTGGTATAGGGATTGGTCATTATTCCTATGAAGAAAGAATTATTGTTCCTTATACCTATAATGAAAAGAATGAAAAAGAATACACTGATAAGGAAATAGAACTATGTCCACATATTTTTACAAATCTAGTTTTTGGCGTGGTTGATGCTTGTGACGCACCGTTCTGGCTTCCATACGATGAAGAACGAGCTAAGAGTTGGTGTCCAATCATTCCAGAACAATACACAAAGGATTTATATGACTGAGGATCGTGAAAAAGCAATGCTTTATATCATTAACTTTTTCAACTCTCGTATGTGTGCTGTTAACAAGCATAACATAAGTAAGGCTAAAGAGTTAGTCTCTACTCATGAGATCGCTGTAAGTGAACTGATAGATAAATACATAGATTTGGTTTTGAAAAACTCTTAATAGGAAATAAGATGATCAACGTTCCGTTTACTGTTCGTGAGGCTATGAATCTGGCTACCAATTGTGATCTCGTCGTTTACGAGAAGATCGTGAACGCTTTTGAGATCGCTCTTGGCGTGAACCAGAAGTGTGGTGTTACCATCACTGGTGGCATGACCTTTGACAACCGTATTCCTTGCATCAAGGCTATTCGCCTTCACACCGGCTGGGGTTTGAAGGAGAGCAAGGAGTGGACGGATGTTCTGGTTGGCACTTGGGACGATGGTGGTCGCAGACTCAAGGGTGCCAGCCGTCACAGTCTGACCCTCAAGACTCCCGAAGCGGCTGAGAACCTGCTTCGTGATCTGGTTGGGCTGGGCTGCGAAGGTTTCCTCTCTTGATCTAAGTCCTTGCCCACTAAGGATTTAGAACCAAGGGGGCGGGCCGCGTTCGCCGTAAGTCCTTACCCCACAAAGACTTATGACCAATAAATTTTTTTTCAAGAATCCGCTTGACAAGGCCGATAATAGATGTATAATGATTGGAGTAATGGTTGATAACACTAACTTGAAAATGGAGATGATTACTATGCACAAGTTTTCTTTTACGGTTGATGTGGTTACGGATTCGCCGGTTGGTATTGATGTTGATGCGGTTCGTGGTTCGCTGTCGGCTGCGGTTGACGGTATCGGTAGCATCCATGCGGTGCATCGTCAGGTCAAGTCGGAAGCCCTCAAGGAGCAGGGTTTCAAGGTTTGGCGGGCTAGGGTTGCTGGCATCAAGGAGGCTCCCAAGGTGAAGGCTCCCAAGGCTCCCAAGGCCAAGGCTGAGACTGTCGAGACGGTTGAGGCTTGATTTTCTAAAGTCCATACGGTAGAATACCGATAACCTTATAAGCGGTGGAAGTCAAAAACGCTACTGGACGTTAGACCAGTATAGGTTGTCGGTTGTTCACCACTAACTAGGAGATTTATCATGGGTCTGGATCAGTTCGCATATTGTATCGACAACAACGGAGAGAAGGAAGAACTCGCCTACTGGCGTAAGCATCCTAATCTTCAAGGTTGGATGGAAAATCTGTGGGAAATCAAGGGGCGTCCAGAATGGAATCAAGATATGTCGCCCTCTGTATCGCCTAGCGTATATAACAAGCATGGCAATACATTGAGCGAGTTTAACTGCATCCCGCTTGAACTTACTAGGGAAGACTTGGATAGCCTTGAGGAAGATATTACTAATGGTCATCTTCCTAGGACTGCCGGATTCTTCTTCGGTGATGATAGCGATGAGCATTATAAGGAACAGGATTTGGAGTTTGTTCGCAAGGCCAGAGAGGCTCTTGACAATGGACTTACTGTGATGTATGATAGTTGGTGGTAACAGGAGAAAGAAAGATGAAGATTCTTGGATTGAATGACGATACTAAGTACGGCAAGGTCGTGAGTATCAAGGCTGACGGTGTGACGTTTGTTGCTAATGGTAAGAGGGTTGTGTATACCCTCGCTGATGTTGAGAAGATGTTTTGTAACTAAGGGAGACGATAATGAATAACTTTGCTAGTCTGAAGAAGGATCGCCATATCCGTTGCAAGTACCCGCTTCATGGTAATCGGAACATTCTGAAGTTCCATACCGGTCGCGTTGAGCGTGTCGGTACTGGCCCCAATGGTAAGTACGCCGTGGTTCGTGCTATGGATAATACCGTGCGAACCCTGTTGTTTACTAAGATGGTCGAAACGTCCTGCTATCGTTGATCTCCCTTGACGATACGGGTGGTGCATGGTATAATGCTGTGCATCACCCGTTCATGGGGCGTAAGGTAAGCCGGTTGCATCCGACACTCTTATAAGGTGTTCATAGGTACGTTCGACTCGTACACGCCCTATTGTGATATGTTATCATTTCACGTTTAGGGAGGTTGATTGATAGAACTCATGATTATGATTATTGTGTGGAGTATGCTGTATCAAGACTAATAAATAGGAATAGTTTGACTTATAAAGTAACCAATATTCCCCCAAACGTATGAGACTGATATGGATACTAACATAAAAGAAATCAAAGTCATGATGCACTTCTGTTTGCAAAATATGCCAGAGGTTAATACCAAAGCAGAAATAGCAGACGCGATAAACAGGTTGATATATGAAGATCCAGAGTTCTTTGGTCAGTTAGATGAAGATAATATTGTTGATGTAAGAGAGTACAATATCCGTAGCACAAGGAGTCCAGAAGATGAGTGATGTTAACGAAAGGGTTGCCATTTATGTTATGGACGATGCTGAGTTTAGTGTGTATGCGTGTTACGATTCTTGGGATGATATGGATAATAGGGACGTTAGTTTCTACGATGTTTACAATGACAAAACGGGAGAGTGTGTGAACGAGGGTGATCCGTTCTATGAGTTCCCAACGTGGAAGCAAGTGTTCGATAACTATTACCAGAGAGCCTAAATATGTATCATCATATGACTATTACTGTTGTTATGCGAGATTGTTACAACAAGGACGATGCTATACGACAGTGTTCTAAGTTAATGCCACAATATCCCGATGAGACTACCCAACATATGGAATCATGGACTATAGAAGAAGTTCGTGAACCATCTACAGGTAAGGTATACGACGAATCTGGTCAGTGGTCGTAAGTCGTTGCCACGTAAGGATTTAGAATCGACGCGACCCGCCCCGCGAGTCGTAAGTCCTTATGCAGCAAGGGTTTAGAGCAAGAAGAAATTTCTAATGCTCACCCCTTGACAATGCCGATATATGGTGTATGATGGATGCAAAGGGGATTTATATGGTAGCCGCTTCTGATGATCGTTCGCTTTTGCTTGACGCTGAGTGCTGGAAGTGTGGACGAATGTTCACTATCATTGTAAACAGTGAGGATATGGTCGATTGGCTCAGTGGCTCTGGCCCGATTGAGAAAATCCTGCACTATTTGACCGCTGGTGAGCGTGAGTTGCTCATTTCTAATACCTGCGGCGAGTGTTTCGACAATCTTTTTTCTGGACTTGACAGCGACGAATAGTCGATGTATAATACGAGAAGTTGATAACCCACTACTAGGAGAATGATGATGAGTTACGAAAAGTTGACGATTGCTTCGGATAAGGATGCTGGTTCTTTTGTTCGCACCCTCCAAGGTGCTACTGGCACCGGTTTTGAGAAGGGTACGCATGTCCACAAAGATTGGTGGGCAAAGACCAAGACCTACGAACAGGTCATGGAATCGTGTCAGGTTGCGATTGAGAACCGCGAGGATATTCTGGTCGAGACTAAGGCTATCGCCTGCGTTTCGGAGAATGACGATTTCTTTTTCAAGTTGAATGATGGTCGCAAGTTCCGCCCTACGGATCATGCTATCGAACAGTTCAGCGTTCGTGCGGGAGTTACTTCCTCGTCGTTCCTTCGTGAGATGCGAAACATTGAGGGTTTCGATTCGCACGATGCTAACACGATGGCTCTCGTTGGTAACAATGCGTTGCGACGTATTGATGCCGATAAGAAGTTCCGACTCCGCACCTATACGGATGGAACGTGCCGTGCGTTCGTGACTGAGCAGTATGCTCCAGTTGATAACCGTTGGTATCTGGAAGCCCTCGCGGAGTTTATTCCGGGTGGACGTTTCAGCCACTGGCGTGGCGACGAGGATACCATTTATGGTAATATCCTTATCCCCGATACTATCATGGACTACGGTTCGGACGATAGCGATTATGGTGGTATGATTAGTGTTGGTAACTGCGAGATTGGTACTCGCCGGATTAGTCAGACGCCTAGCCTGTTTCGTGCGATTTGCATGAACGGTTGCATCTGGGGTCAGACTGCTGGTGAGAAGATTCGTCGTGTTCACCGTGGTAATATCGACCTTGATAAACTCAAGTTGGAAATCGCTCAGAATATCCAGCAGCAGATTCCGTTGCTTGCTCCGGGTATCAAGCAGTTCCTCGCTACCCGTGCTATGGAAACTGGCAAGGCTAGCGTCAAGGGTATCATCGCGTCGGTCGCTTCGGATTATAAACTGTCGAAGCGTGAGGCTACGGAGTTCCTTTCGCAGTACGGAGAGTTTGAGGCTGGAAACCGTAACCTGTTCGGTATTATCAACGGTCTAACCCGTGCGGGTCAGAAGTTCGATAATAAGACTTGGGTGAAGTTCGATGAGGTTGCTGGCAGTCTGATGGAAACGTCCGCAGACCGCTGGGCTACGATCCTTCGTCGTGCTGATACCTTCAGCGATAAGGATTACGAGAAGGTTTTCAGTCTGACCGCTTAGTTAGTGGGAGGGTAGGGTTGGCGGGTGTAATATATAAGTTATCCCGCCAGCCCGCTCTCGCTATATAAAAGAAAGAGAGTAGCATGACAAAGTATCAAGTAACGATGAACTACGTGGAAGCCAAAAAGGCTAAGTTTGTAGTAGAAGCAAAAGACCCTGACGAACTTCACGAACTTATAGGTGAACTGGATCTAGACTTCGTTGAAGAAAATGCTGGGTTTAAAACGTGTGACTATGAGCCGCCCGTTATTGAAGAATATGAAAAGGTAAATAAGGATACGCCTGTACACCGTAAGATTCAGAAGGCGATGCAGGAAGTGAAAAAGGCTTGGGAAGCGTTGTAGCGTTGGGATAACCGTGATTCGTTCTAAGTCCTTTAGCCACAGGGACTTAGGGCGAACGCGGCCCGCCCGATAATCTATAAGTCTTTTATTTTCAATGGGTTACGTCAAATCTAAAAACGAGTAGACGTAAGTCCTTTCTGTTCAAGACCTTGCGTTCAGTATGTCGATATGGTATAATGGGTAGCGTGGATGATCATAAACCCTAATATGTTAAGATAGGGAACATAGATAATCTACACAAAATGGGATTGTCTCAGCTAAAATATACAGGTCAAGTTATTGCAATACAGTCAGCGAGAATGGAGATTTTTATGACAAAGAATGTTGATGGTTTTCCGAGCCGAAAAGTTGAAGATTATGGAATTACTCCGTGCGATGTTATTTTTAATCATACAGAGAAGCCCAAGGACTATTTGTATTGCAGGAGTATTAACGTTTTTGATAATAGGTGGCGCGTTAACATATATAGTAAGAGGGACGTTGATGGGATCGAAGGTAAGTATATTAGTAAGAGTTTCTTTACCCACTTCAACTCAGCTACTGGGGAGCTTAAGATAGTATCATGAGAGATGCAAAGATAGCGATATATAATCTATTAAATATAGTGATGGTAAGTACCATATTAATCTATTGGAGTTATAGGTGGCTGTCTTACCTTATATAACAAGATCTGGCCTGTACTGGTAGTCAGCGACTTTATCATTTTTTCTAATGGTATACTAATAGTATATTCACAGAAGAAAAATTAAAGTTGACAAGCTGCGCAAGACGATGTACAATACAATGACTGTCGTACCCAATCTTAACAGATCTGGCCTGTACTGGTAGTCAGTGAGATTAGACTTATTGGAGAATATATGAAACTGAAACGTGGTCAAAAACTTTGTAAGAATTGTAATAATACTAATGGCGCTAGGGCGCATGTTTGTAAAAACTGTGGTCATGAGTTTGTTGCTAAAACTGAAGGCACGAAGGTTGGTAAGACTAAGCGTAGAAAGAAGCTGAAGAAGTATACTACGGTAGACAACTGGAAGGAACTGGTTAAGGGCGATAGAATTAAGGTTGTACGTGGTACTGGTACGTACTATGTTAATGACGCTGGGGATAAACAGTATCTTGCTGACGCTGGTATATACAATGTTATTTCTAGTGACGATAAGGGCTTGACTGTATATGCCAACGATGGAGGATTCGGGTATATCTATATGGGACCAGAAGAACCATCATCTACTCTGCCAAATGTATTTAGGAGTCCTCATAAAGTACTAAAAGTCAACATTCCTGAGCGAGTTTAATATTGGGGCAATTTGGTCCAAATATTACATAACAAGGCCGCTTATTTCTATAATTAGGCCCATTTTGGGTCAAATTAGATAGGGGTGAATATATGGTAACAAAGAAAGAATTCTTCACATACATGTCTTCTATATACAATGAAGACTTTCAAGATGATGATGTATACAAAACTTTCAAGTCTATTATTAAAATCAAAGACCGGGATCAAATTAAGCAATTAAAAGAACTCACTTTGATGAACAAGCGTGAGAGATTACTATATAGACACTCATTAGCGGCTAATGGTAAGGAACTCACACCAAGACAAGTAGACCAGTATATCAGCATGGTTGAACTGGCTATAGAACAAATAGACTAATCTCCAATAGACCCTAGGGATTACTTCAATAGTACCTCTAGGGTCTTTCTCTATACATACAGTACACACTCTACTCTCCTACCCTAGTACCATCTCAAAAGGAAATGGATATCCAATATTTTATTATTATGTGAATTATCCACGTTATAATCAAATATTTATCCTCCCCTATATATGAGTGTGTTGTGTATGGTATCCTTATATGTATTCTTATGTATGTATACTGTGTTTATAGGGGTTTATGAGCGTTGTGATCCTTGCTATAACTACCCGATTTTGACCCATTTGGGTGTATATTATAATGGATATATTAGGGTAAACAGCCCACAGAAAAATCCATTAAAGAATACTAAAGGGGAGAAAAACCCACAAATCGGAGAGAAAAAAATGATATCAAACCAAGAAAATAATGAGATAAAGCAGCAGATGGATGTTGTTATATCTGAGCTAGAAAAGCTTGGGGTATCCGCTAGTAGCCATAGTAATAATACTGAGGGGCTTGGTGACGTTGTTGAAAATGTATTGAAATCTGTAGGTATAACAGAAGAACGATTCAAGCAATGGTTTGGATTAAGAGAGTGTAATTGCTCTAAAAGAAAAGCTTGGCTAAATAATCTGTTTAGTTGGAAGAAAAATCAGACTCAAGGTTGACAATCCGTTTTGACGATGTACAATCCTACTGGTAGAACACTATAATACAGTAGGAGTACAAATGCGATACGGTCTATGCTGCATATCTCTTGAATTACAAGAGCTTGACGATCCCATAAAATTTCAAACCATGACATACAAGCGGTTTTCATCGCTTGATCGTGAAGATGCCCTAGAAATTCTGGGCGACCGCATTCTCAACAATATGCGTGTCACGAACTCTATTATGCAGCATTGTGCTAAACATAATATGGTTTATCGTATTTCTAGTGATTTATTCCCCCTTATTACATATGACGAAGCCAACATTGACTTAGAGGATTTGCCAAATTATGACGATATTCAAGAAAGTTTTGATACTATTGCGGAGACTATTTCCAGTAATATGTTGCGTATTTCTTGTCACCCTAGTGAATTTAATGTGCTGGCTTCCACAAACCAAAAAGCAGTCGAAAAGTCCATCACAGAACTTAATTTCTATTCTTCATTCATGGACAGAATCGGATGCCCAGCAGACTATCGATCCCCAATGAATCTCCACGTTCATAATAAGCATGGAACCCATAGCGAGATCATAAGTCGTTTCATGCAGACGTTCAACAGTTTAGATGACAATTGTCGATCTAGGCTTGTTATTGAGAATGACGATAAAACTGGCTGCTGGTCTGTCAAAGAACTCACCGATATATTCCATCCTGCCACCCGTATACCGATTACATTCGACTACTTGCATCATGCCTGCCATCCAGACGGCCTGACAGAAGAAGGGGCTATACGGGCTTGCTATGCAACGTGGGGCGATTATACGCCACTCTTCCATTACAGCGAAAGCCGTCCCGGTAATAACCCAAGGGCGCACGCTGATTATGCCAATAATATTTTTGATACCTATGGTCTAGAGTTTGATATAGACTTTGAACTCAAAATGAAAGATTTTGCTATATTCAAACACAAACATATGATGAAGGAGTTAAGTTATGCATGATGATCCTTTAATAGAAATCAAATGTATAAACAAGATGTCCAAACATATTGGTAAAGATGTGGCTAAAAATATGAATATACCTTTGGATGAATTAAAACAGTATATCAAGCCAAAAGAGATCAAGTCCATCATATTACAATATTCTATCGTAAAGAATGGAAAAGCATTGATAAACGCATTTATACTTCAAAAGGTATTTAGAGAAGTAAATAATTGGATACTAGGAATACAATTATCAAAAATGGCAGCAAAGGGCGAATTGGAAGCATTGTGGGATGATGAGCAGAATTGTATGGTGTTCTCATCAAAATGACTCAACTCTTGACAGCCTAATGACGATAGTGTACAATACACCCATCTAAGGAGAACTTTAATGACTTGGCGTGAACTTAAAAACTTTATTAACAAACGTGCTAGGAATAATAAATCATTTTTGGACGCAGATGTTAATCTTTACAATTTTGATGATGGTTCGGAACATGATGTAGACATTACAGAATTGTCATGTAATAAAGAAGAATCAGACAATGAGGATGGAACTAACTGGGTTGTATATCTTTCGATAAATGATAAGGACGCAAATGATGAAACAGAAACTACGGAAGCAAGTGTCGATTGATTTCTTGAATCATGTAAAATTAAGTGTAAATGATATGCTTCAAACCAAGATTCCACAATCCACCAAACAAAAACTATGTATTATCATGGAAAAACTGTTGAATGAAACCAAGAGTTATAATGGATACAAGTATTTGTATTGGACTAGATATGGTAAGCTTGATTGGGATGAAGCTAAAACCAAGGCCGTCTATAAGGATATCCCAAAGGAATATATAACTGGTCCAGAGGATACAGGCAAGATTGATTTTGTAAGCGATATACAGGGCGAATATTCACGTAGCTATAATTAGGAGGACTTTATGGACCGATTTGATCTTGAAAACCATATCACCAATCTTCATTCGATTGTTGATTCTTTAAATGATATTTCTTATGGCATCCTTGAAGGTGAGTTTACTAAGGATGAGACTGTAAATGCTGTTGATGGTCTAGCGGTTTTGACTAAGGCTAAGATCGAAAAGCTTTTTGATACATTTGTAAGAGTATTTGAATTAGATGGATATACTCAAGACTTAACCGAGAATATTGATCCATTTAATACTCAAGATGTGTGGGTTTGATGCTCTGGAAAGAAATTAAGTCTTGGGCAACAAACCACAATTATACCGCAAAAAAGACTGAGGATGGATATGTCTGGTCTAGGCTTGACAATCCATCTAGGTCTGGTATAAGTAAGAGTGTCAGCAAACTAGCTACCGACATATACAATGATATGACGGATAATAAATTCTTAGAACATCAAGAGAAATACAAGAATGACTCACGATTTTGATTATGTTGAAAATATGGTTAGTGATCTTAGGGCTACAAGTAGCACTAAAGACAAAGAGGGAATTATTTTGGACTATTGCGAACGAAATAGTCCCGCAGCGGCTTTTGCAAAGAAAATTCTACTTTATACATATCATCCATTGTGGCAATATAATGTCACTAGTGACAATTTAAAGAAAAAGAATCAACTACGTGGTCAAAAGTATCACACTCTTTTTGAACTATTAGATGATCTAAAGAGTCGTTCAGTTACAGGCCATGATGCTATTGGTGCTGTAAATAGTTTTGTTGAACGTTATTCTATTTACGAAGAACTCATTCACTGCATTATCGATAAGGACTTAAAAACCCGTGCTGGCGACAAGATCATCAACAAGGCTATTCCAGATCATATTCCAGAGTTTAGTGTTGCTCTGGCAGATAAATATGAGCCTAAACTTGTAGATTGGAAGGATGGATGGTATGTTAGTCGCAAAATTGATGGTGCTAGGTGTATTGCTATTGTTGATGAACGCGGTGAAACCATTTTCCTATCAAGAACAGGTAAAGTTTTCGATACTTTGTCTGTTATCGCTAATCACATTCGTAATATGGGCATTTCTAACGTAGTTCTTGATGGAGAACTTTGTTTAGTCGATGATGATGGCAATGAAGATTTCCAAGGGGTTATGAAACAACTCAAGAAAAAAGATCATACGATCACAAATCCTTGTTTTAAAATCTTCGACATGCTTACGCATAACGAGTTTTATAGTAAAAAGGGTGAAAGTAATCGCCCGTATTCGTTGAGATTGGCTAATCTTTTGGAAACTTTCAAGAATAACAATAGTTCCTGTCTATCTATTCTCAAGCAAGATAAGATAAGTGGCGATTCTCATTTTCAAGAATTTGTACAAGAATCCACCCGCAATGGATGGGAAGGTTTGATGCTTCGTGCAGATGAATCATACAAAGGAAAACGAAGCAAAGACCTATTAAAGTATAAAAGCTTTCATGATGATGAATACGTCGTTACTGCTATTAAGTTTGGGCCATTTCGTTATGTAAAAAATGGTCAAGAGTGTGAAGAAGAAATGCTTTCAAATGTAACCGTTCAACATAAAGGATATAATGTAGATGTAGGGAGCGGTTTCACCATATCAGAAAGACAATACTTCTATAGTAATCCAGATGCCATTGTTGGCAAAGTAATCACTGTTCAATACTTTGAAGAGACAAACAATCAAGATGGTGGCATTAGTCTCAGATTCCCTACGCTAAAATATATTCATGGAGTTAAAAGAGATGTATGAGTTTTCAAATCCGCTAGATTATATACTAAAGTGTACAGAGCAGGGTCTTATACCTAAAATCTTCACTGTTCAAAATGCTAAAGATGAACTAAAAAAACTCCGCTCTGAACTTCAAGAATTAAAAGAATATAATCAAGAACTACAGTGGATAAACAAACTCTTGCATGAACATCAAAATTCGTCCTGCAACAAGAAATGCTCAAGGCAAACCTTGACAAGTGACGATGATAGTGTACAATGATGGAAATGCGGGAGTGTAGTCCAACGGCAGAGACAAAGGACTTAAAATCCTTCAAGTGTGGGTTCGAATCCCACCACTCCTACTAACAATCACTTTATCAAAAGGAGCTTTATGAGCAAAAATTCGTTAGATCTTTTCAAGGTTGGTAGCAAGGTAAAGTTGGCAGATGATGTTTATGGGACTATAACAGCTACATGTATTCGTGGAAATAATCACGTAACCTATGAGTGCAGTTGGTGGAATGGGCGTTCTCATGATAGCAAATGGTTCCATGAGAATGAAATTGAAGTTACTATCAGTGAAAAAACCAGAATAGGATTTGCATAAACGAAAGAGGATATCATGACAGATGATTGTTTTGAGTGGGAAAACAATTTAGTTGCCGTTGCTTATGCTCAGATGAATGATCGCGGAGACTTGTTTGATCTAAGATTACAGAAAAACCCTTACATACAAAATAACAAAGTTATTACTTTATACGCTTTAAGGAAAGATATATGCCATACATCGAAGAATCAAAAAGAGAAAGAGTAGATAGTTGTATTTCTGAGTTGGTACTTTGCATGAAAAGTACATTGCTCAACGCTGAAAACATTAATGTGTTTAACCTTGACAAACTCAACAATCAAGATATACTTGATTCAGCAGGTGTTGTTAATTACTGTATCACTAGGATCGTTAATAAAATGATGGGAGAGATTTCATACCCCAAAATAGCAGTGATGACAGGAGTTCTAGAAAATATTAAGCAAGAATTTTATCGTAGAGCAGCAGCACCATATGAGGATCGCAAGATCAACCAAAATGGAGATATAAAAGAATACAAGAAGATTTAAATATTTGCCCCAATAGCTCAATTGCATAGAGCAGGTCACTTCTAATGACAAGGTTGCAGGTTGGAGTCCTGCTTGGGGTACTTTTAAAATTATGTGTCTAAATGGATAGAACCTACTGTTATATCCAAGGAGACATATAATGAAATGTGCTAAATGTAATTTAAACGACAGAGAGTATAGTGTACAAACATGATCAAGAAAGGGTAAAATACAATCTTATTGCAAACAGTGTAATAAAGAGAATGTTATTCAAAGACAAAGAGCTTTAAAAGAAAAATGTGTTGAATACTGTGGTGGCAAATGCAAAATTTGTGGTTATTCTAAATATCTTGGAGCATTAGACTTTCATCATTTAGACCCTTCAACCAAAGATATAGCATTTAGTAAATATAGAGCTACTTCATGGGAAAAAAATAAAGAAATTTTGACCAAAGAATTAGACAAATGTATTTTACTATGTGCAAATTGCCATAGAGAAGTTCATGGTGGACTACATAATGAAATATGATTTGCGGAAGTGCCAGATTTCCATCCATTGCTCTAAAAAATCGTGTGCAACCACCAACGTATACGCTATAATATTGTAGCTACGGAGCCAAACGATACCCGTGAACGTGGGGATCAATTGGATTCATAGAATAGTGTTCTTAAAACTTTATTCTATGAGGTGACTTATGTATAAGATTGATAATTTTAACAGAGAATTGATAATTGAAAGATATGTTGATGATATTGTAGGAAGGTTGCATTTTCTTGAAGTAAAAGAGCATTTAAAAGATTGCCTATTGCAGCAAAAACACTCATTAAACAATGAGGATCTTGAAATAGAGATTATGCGTCACGATCCCGGTCTTATGACAGATATTTATCTAGAAGAGACTCTAGAGGAGGTGTCCCATGCCTAGATCATTTTCTAAAATCATAGAGTTCCGTATTGACGGTGAAATTTATGATGATAAAACAAAACCAGAATCGATATTAAATAACTACGATTGGACATTTGAAGATAGTATGGATGGAAATATTCAGATCTTTGCACATCACAAAGATGATCGTGGACAGATTACGAATATGACTAAGATTGGTGTGTATAAGCCATACTACAAATCAGATACAGAGCGTATTACAAGCACTTAAATAGAAATGTTTGATTCAAGTAGAAACGAAAGGAATCGTTTCTACTATTTTATATGTACAAAACTAACAATATTATTCTAGATGACTGTTTAATAGAAGTTCATTTCAATTCTTTACTAAAGAATAAACCATACTTAGTGCGGTATATTTCTTGGGATGAAAAGCTTGAACTGCGGTTATCTACAGAAGAATTAAGCAAAGTATCTGAATTAATCAATACGATATTAGAGGATGACATAAATGCCAGACCTAACGCTATCTGATAAAGAAGTTAAATTGATTCTTGATATGATTGACAATCAGCTTGATATGATATACCAAAATATCAATTACTCTGCAACGTCCGAATTCATGACTAAAAGGATGGAGCTTTTATTTAATATGCAAAAAAGGCTATCGATATATGAAGAATAGTATAGCTATTATAGGTGATGTTCATGGTAAATACGGGCGTTATCATGAAATCATCAGAGAACAAGATCGATACCCATACACTTTGCAGCTTGGCGATTTTGGATTTAAATATGAGACATTAAAAAATGTTGATTCTACTAGACATTTGATATTGCCGGGAAACCATGACAATTATAACGATTGTTATAACTACGCTCATTTTCTTGGTGATTATGGATACACATCTCTGAATAGGGTAGAGTTTTTCTATTACCGTGGAGCATATAGTATTGATCGTCACTATAGAACAATCGGTATTGATTGGTGGGAACAAGAGCAGGTAACAATAGATGAATTTATGATAGCTAGAGAGTTGTATAGACAATCTAAGCCAAAAATTGTTATCACTCATGATTGCCCACAGGCAATTGCTGCCATTATGCTTCGTCCAGATCAAAAAATTTATGAAAATATGACGGGATGGGCATTAAATGAATTACTGAATATTCATCAACCAGATTTATGGATATTTGGTCATTGGCACCAATCTCGTACTATTGAATACGGGAAAACAAAATTTGTGTGCCTTGACGAACTAGAGATGTATGATATAATAGTTGATGCCGAAAGGTAGGGATCGCGGGTATTCCCACAATCAACTTCCGTAGACTCTTTGGTAGTATTCTGTGTAAGACTGAGAATGCTACTTTATTTTACTATGAGCAATATATTTAAAGATTATGAGGTAATGTACTGTGACAATTCCTTAGATAGCTGGATGTTCTATATAGGATTATATATTTGGTGGATTTTATATTATGTTGCACTTATTGTAGGATATATAGTTCTAGTATTGCTATTCGTTGCTCCGATTGTTACAATATATGGATTATTGTTTAATGTCAAAATCAAAATAAAGCATAAAAAACAAAAACAGAACGATAAAAAAAATAAAGAACAATTAAGCAAAGACTATATTTCTAAATTAGACAACTTTAATAAAAAGAAAAAGAAGAAACATGAACGGTTTTGAAGATTGGCTAAACACAATTGAAGGATTTTCGTTACGATGCGAAAGAGCATACGATGACTTAGTTAAAAAACCTATAGATGAGGTAGACAATTGGCCCACAATTAAAACGTGGCTTGAGGCGGCATACATTGCTGGCTGGGATGATGCTAGGGCTGAGATTAGGGAGAGTCTAAAGTAATGTGTAACGAAGAAGAAAATAATGACTATCTTCCAGATAGCAAGATTCCTTGGTGGGACAATCATTACGAAGGAGTCTATAGTGACGATACAGAAAATGGATATCCTTATGATATTGGAACAAAAGTGCAAGAATGAAAAATTCAAACAAACTAAATACTATCAAAGAAAGATATGAAAGTGCTAAAAAACTAGCAGAAGAATTGTGGCTTGACGGGGATCATGAAGGAACCCCAAATGATTTTTATTATTTCCAGTGCGGATTTGTTGCGGGAATGAATTATAAATTGTATAAGGACTATTCTGATGAAAATACAAAATAAAAAAGAGATCGAGTTATCTGCTGAAGATATTACTATTGCGATCATGAGATATTTGCGAGAGACTCAAAACATTTCATTAGATAGTCAATTTAGCATAGATTTTAGGGTAATAAATAAGCCTATACGAAGTGGTATGTATGATAGTATGGATCATCATGTGTTTGATGGGGCAAAGGTTGTGGTTTTAGAATGAGTTGGAATTATCGTGTAGTAAAAAGTGTAACTAAAATTCCTCTTGGAGATATGGATACATCATACTGTATTCATACTGTATTTACTGATGATAATGGAACTATTGTAAATATATCTGAAAAACCATCTTATGCTATTGGTGATGACATTGAAAGTCTTAAATGGAATCTTGAAAGCATGATGCTGTCTGTTGACAAACCTATCATCGACTATAATACTGGAGAAGAACTGAATCAACAGTCACATTTGAGTTGATCGCCAAATGTAACGTCCTGTTGCTCTAATATCCGTATTGTTGAGATTTCTCACTCAGGGTATTAACCAACGATAATAGGGGCGTTTTCAATACAAGGAAAATTTATGATAGTTAACATACCAAAAGAATTAGCCAATCTAGACAGAAATGATTTTACGGCGGTTTGTGAATTAGTAGACAAAATAGTTGAAGATGTTGAGGAAATTTTTACTGAAATTGGTCACGAAGAAGCATTGGCTTTAACGAAAGACTATATGATTGACTTAATTAATCCAGATTTACTAGATTTTGATAAAGAGGAAATATGAAGGGTCCGTTGATTTATTACGAAATTAAACATATGTATGGTACTGATTTAAGTAGTACTAAATTAGCTACTGAATTAAAACAGAGCGTTCTTGATGATATTGATCTTGGATTTAATGTCGAGATTGATTTCAAGGATGTTCGCAGCATAACTAATGGCTGGGGGCGAAATCTTATAGGAAAGATCTCTAAAGAAAAAGGTACAGACTTTGTGAAGCAACACATCACATTATCTAATATGAATAAGAATGTACGTAAAAACCTATTAGAAGGCGTATCTGATATATTGGAAGTATAATGAAAACATTTGAAGAAAAAAAGATTAGAGTAGTTCAAGATGTTCATTGCGACATTTGCGGGAAAAGCACAACTAATAACACTAATGTTGGTCCAGACTATGCAACGCTTGAAAGTTGTTGGGGCTATGGTTCTACACATGATGGTAGAAAATTTGGTATTGATATTTGTGAGAGCTGTTTTTATGAGGTTTTAAATTTCATGAAGCAGAAAAGAAGATTAGTATTGGGGCCATTTAAATATCCATATGACAATGATCCACTAGATGGAGTTCAGTATCTATGAGTAATCTAACAAAAGAACAAAAGTTTATTATTTTTTGGCTCTATAATAGAGTAGCAGAAAAAATGCCACCTAATCCTATTAAGGGTGGAGGTAATGACATTATTGTTGATGGAATTAATGTTACTGAAACAGTCAGAGCTTTGTTACAAGATAGATTATTTGTTTGATATGCAATTACCACCCAACAGAAGACCAATCTGCCCCACATTTATTCATGATGATAATACTAGAACCATCATTTGTATTATTGGCATTATTGTGTGCAGCTATATACTATACAGAATTATGAGGTATTTTAATTCATGAAAGCTATACTAGAGTTTAATTTGCCAGAAGATCAACATGAATACAATGTTGTTTTACAAGCACAAAAAACACACTCATTTTTATGGGATTTTAGTCAACAATTAAGATCATGGCGTAAATACCATCATGATTTTAAAGATGCTAATGACGCTTTAGATAGAATCAGAGACGAATTTTATAAGCTACTCAACGAACACGAAGTAAATATAGACCTGTAATGTTTAAATTCATCAAGAAATATCCAAGATTCAATTATTGGAGTTGTTCCAAGTTAGCTTATTGGCTTATAGGAACAACTAAGCCGGAACCATTAACCAGCGAAGGGTGGAGGGAGTGGCATAAAGTCAATCAACAAAAACATCCAATCAGATATTGGATAGCAGAGGATGGACTGAGTATATTACAAGATATAGTCTATCTACCTATCGATATTTACCACACAATAGAAGTTTATATCAGAAATCGTTTTATTGATAAAGTACATTATTTGCACACTGGATTAACTCCCGGCGAATATTATGATTTGGATACTAGAATACTTCATGGACTATTTAACGAGCTTATAGATTTTGTAGAAGTAGAACAAGCCCATTTAATGAGTTGTTATGATGATAGAAATTATGAATTCATTCATGGTAGATGTATTCAAGCTGGATTGGATCATTTAGATTGGGCATGTAATCTTAAACTAGATGAAAATTATGGGGTTCCTGTTGGAGATAAAGACTATGGCAAGCCAACAAGTCAAGCAAAAGCTGCAAAGAAAATATTAAAACTATACAACTGGTGGAAAAACAGAGATAACAGATTAGATCCATACGAATTATTCACTAAAGAAAAAGACGGTAAGTTCTACTTTAGGAAGATTGACGAAGTAGAAAGAAATTATGAAAAAGAAGATACAAAAATGCTGATCAAACTAATCAAACTAAGAAGTTATTTATGGACTTAGAAAAAGATATCTTATCAAGCAATATTGTTGAAAAATGCAAACACAGCAATGTATATTGTCAAAATTTATATGCTGCTTTGTGCAACAATACTTTCCTGTATGATCAAAAAGAATGGGGCTGTTCTTGGAGATACGCTGGCGGTATAGTATCAGATATACTAAACCGTGGTGATTATATAGATTGGTATTGTTCTGGCATAGGATGCGATCACAAGGCTGGATATGTACCAGAAGGCATCATTACCGAAGAAATACGATTAGATTTTATAAAACTTGGATGGATAGTAAAACCATGACATCGCTAATCATTATAGTGCTATTGACAGTCGCTGTAGAACGGGCTATAATGGCTAACAGTTGGTATCACTATTCTGAATATTTGCACCGTAGATTGAGGATATGTCAGAATACTCTCAAACAATTAGAGGATGAAAATGAGTCCTGAGTTAATGGATAAACTTATAGCAAAATATCCTAGGCAGTTTCGTATGCTTAAATGGATAGAGTGCGAGGATGGATGGTACGATCTTATTGATAAAGCGTGTTTTAGAATACAAAATAGAATAAAACATCTTAATAAGCCAGAGAATGACGAAACAGATTTTTGCTGGTCACAGATTAAAGAAAAGTTCGGCGGCATCCGATTATATTGTTATGGAGCCGACGATTATGTGCGAGGAATAGTTGATATGGCAGAAGAAATGAGTCTTGGAATCTGTGAGTTTACTGGTAATAAAGGCAAAGTAAGAAATCTTATGATAAATCAGAAAGGAGAAGTAGTAAGGGCTAGTTGGCTGAAAACACTTAGCGACGATCAAGCACTAAAACTTGGTTATAAATAGTGTATAATATTCATGGGTCAAGAAAAAGGAGGTCTGCCATGAAAACCAACACCTTTATTTTTTTTCTTTCGGTAATCATTTCAATATATACATTGCAGTGTTTTGCCGGTGAAAATAAAACTTTAATTATCTTCTCAGCAGATTGGTGTCAATACTGCCAAGTTGCTAAAAATGATATAAATGTTCATCCAGAATTATCAGAAACTGTTAAACAATATGAGGTTATTGTGGTCGATTATGACAAAGATAAAGATATAGTACAGGGACATAATATCAAAACCATACCAGCGTTCTTGATATATGACAAAGGTAAAGAACAAGGAAGATTAATAGGATACAAAGGTCCACAACAGTTAAATTCATTCCTTAAATAAGGGGGCGTAAAGGTATCGACAGGTAGACGTAGGTATAGATTGCATCCACTGGTTGATCGACCGGCCAGTATAAAAGTCGATTAAATTGTTATCTGGCGAAGTTTCGACTCTCGCTCTCGCTGCCTGACCTAGTTAGGTACGAGTGTGGCGGCATGAGCCATATTGCCCAATCATGCTGACGTTGATAAGTCAACTGCGTCGATCCGGCAAAGTAATCGGATAAAATCGCGGTAGACCGCGTGACTCCGCTAACTGTGCGGATAGCATTGGCGATTGGTGACAAATAATCGCATAAGGATGTAGAAGTTTATATTGAAACTATTCTGGACAGGGGTTCGATTCCCCTCGCCTCCACTAAATTATGTTTAAGCATCTTGAAGAATTGCAACTATCGTATTGCACACACTTGACACGGGCTATTACGTTTGCTATAATAGCTTTGTGTGCATCGGTTGTTTTTATTGTACACGCTTTGTTGCCGTGTGTTTTTGTTAATACCGGTAGCGGATTGATATCGTATTTAAACTCTACATTGAATAAGGATAAAAATAATGAGCCATCACATCACAGTCGGTCAATTGCGTAAGTTCGGATATAAGGTTGCAGTCAGACATTATAGGCATCATGATACTTATAAGTCTGGAGAAGTAGTTATTAGTCCAAAGGGTGGCATGACTGAACTTATTATCGATTCTCCTCACGGCGAACATTTTGAAGGAACCGCTGTTTGTTCCAAAGAGGACAACTATAATAAAAGGATTGGTGTATCGATAGCTCTTGGTCGTTCTGGAGTTACTGCACACATCTCAACCGTGAAACAGTAATGGAGATTGTATGACGCAACTTGAATTCTTTTTTGTAGAGAATGTGTCTCCCCTTTCTGATGGTGAACTGTTAAGATCAGTAGTAATAGATGGAATTGAAATTAAAGAGTACAGTGTTTCTAATTTAGGAAATGTATATTCTCATATCAAGTTCACCAGAAAGTCTGGTTCAAGTAATGGATTCGAAGCAACTTACGATAGATCATACGTTAAAAAGCTAAAACCAAAGAATCAAAGTAATGGCTATTTATCTGTAGATATAAGTTTCGATGTTGGTTTGCTGCCAGATACATATTATTCTAAGATTAGATCAAAGCGTCAGACAAAGACTTGCAGAATACATCAGTTAGTAATGGATGCTTTTAGACCATTCGATGAGCATTTGCCAGAGATTATAGATCAACAGGACTATGAGCAAACCCCAGAGTCTATAAAGGCTATACTCAGGCAGCTTTTTATTGTAGACCATAAAAATCACGATAAAGCAGATAATTCTGTAACTAATCTGGAGCGAGTAACCCAAAGGGAAAACACCAGAAGGGCATTAAAGCACTACGACGGGTGCTTCAAATCAAATAGTGTATAAATATTGGGCAACATTCCAATATAGGCTCTATATGTTTTGGTTCTTCAATAAACTTAGATATGCTTCCAGATCTTGGAAATGGAAAGATGTTAGAAAAGAACATCTATTAAAACAACCATTTTGCCAAGCCTGCGGACGCCAAGAAGACCTAGAAGTTCATCATATAGAACCAGTACATTTAAATCCATCCAAAGAATTAGATCCCGAGAATTTAATCACATTATGCGCTAAAACTTGTCATTTTATTTTTGGTCATTTGATGGATTATAAAAGTTGGAATAAAGATGTTGTGACAGATTCTAACAATTATCTTCAAAAACTCCAACAAAGGCCATATAATCATGAACAGGCTATTACTACTAATTAGTCCACTGATATTACTATGCTCCTCATTATTTGCTGGCACAATCGATCCTCATACACCGGATGAAAAATACGTTACATATGGAACAAAATTTGAATATGTCTACCAAATATGTGGTAAATACGAAGACGATGGTAATTTTTGTGCATCCGCAGTAGCTATAAATGATCACTGGTTATTAACCGCTGCCCATGTAGTTAAAAATTCAAAAACATGCGTTGTATTTAATGGCGAAGAAAAATACCAAATAGATGAAGTAGTTATACATAAAGATTTTGAAACTTCTTTTGGTGTAGCAGATATAGCATTGTGCAAAACATCTAAAAAACTTGGATTAAAATTCTATCCATCTTTGTATGAGGGTAGCGATGAAGTTGGAAAAGTATGCAGTATTTCTGGCTACGGAGTAACTGGAACATTTGCCAACGATATAAAAATATCCGATGGTAAAAGACGGGCCGGATCGAATATAATAGATGAGACTCAAAAAGATTTGTTAATCTGCTCACCATCAAAAGCAGGAAGAACAGAGTTAGAATTTTTAATATGTCATGGCGATAGCGGCGGCGGTCTTTTTATAGGAAACAAATTAGCAGGCATTAATTCGTGTGTTCTTGCTATTAATAGATCACCAAAATCAGTATATGGCGACGAAGCTGGTCATACAAGAATAAGTAAGTTTGTACCTTGGATTCGTTCTGTAATCAATAAATAAATATTGTCGGTTCAACATTTGAAATAGGAAAAAATATGTCAGTGAAACTTATAAGCATCACACCGGATGCTGAACAAACTATGGCTTATTGTGCAAGAGTAAGTAATCCCAATAATCAAGATAACGATAACTATTCCAAGCTATTAAAATATTGTATTGACCATCAACACTGGTCAATTTTTGAGCAAGCTTTTATGACTGTGGAAATAAATACCACAAGGGGAATAGCAGCACAAATACTGAGACATAGAAGTTTTACATTCCAAGAATTTAGCCAGAGATATGCTGATACTACACTGTTGGCCGATGACATTCCATTATTTGAATTAAGGCGTCAAGATACTAAAAATAGACAGAATAGTATAGATGATATTAGTGACGAGATTAAATCTAAGTGGAACACTCGTATTAGAGAGCATTTTGCTAAATCAAAAGCTTTATATGATGGTATGCTAGCAGACGGCATTGCCAAAGAGTGTGCTAGATTTATTCTACCTTTAGCCACTCCCACTAGACTTTATATGTCTGGCACCGTAAGATCATTCATTCATTGGATAGATTTGCGTTCATCAAATGGAACTCAAAAGGAACACATGATTATTGCCAACGAGGCAAAACAAATTTTTATTTCTCATTTACCAATTATATCGGAGGCTTTGGGTTGGAATGAAAATTCAACTTGATATGCTTGAAAGTGATATTATTCGTGCTATTAAAAACACAGAATATTCTCCATTGCAATTATTGGCGGCTAGACACTTTAAAGATTTGCCAGCTAATATAGATGCCGGATATGATTCAATTGTTATATGGAATGATGAAATAAACGATTATCATTCATACAAATATTGTCCAGAATATATAGAAAGCATTAAGCTTTTTCTAGATGAGTGGCATGATTTTGTGGATGATAATATCAGTGATTTTTGTTCAAATGCTTTTTCTTTTTGTATCGAACCCAAGCGATAAAAAAATTTAAGCCAGCCACTTGACAATGCCGATAAGTGGTGTATACTTGAAGCACATTCAGTCATTAAGCACTTGTAGGAGATTTTGCAATTATGAAACTTCACGCTGGTAATAACGTTATTGAAAAGTCGGGCAACTTCGAAGAGTCTAAGTTTAGCATCGAAGCATCGTCCAAGGCATTCTTTATTCTTTCCGATGGTCTTTATTCCAATAAGATCCTCGCTGTTGTTCGTGAGCTTTCCACCAATGCTTACGATTCTCATGTTGATGCCGGAAAGCGTGACGTTGCTTTTGACGTTCATCTTCCAACGGCTCTGAATCCCGTCTTCTTTATTCGTGACTATGGCACAAGTATGGATCACGATAGTTGTATGCAGCTTTATACTACGTATTTTCGTAGTACTCGTAACAATAGCAACGATGCTGTTGGCTGTCTTGGTCTTGGTAGCAAAGCTCCATTTGCTTACTCTGATAGCTTTACTGTTGAAGCTTATCTTGATGGCAAGAAGCGTATCTACAATGCATATAAGAATGAAGATGGTAGTCCCGTTTTCTCTTTGATGCATGAAACAGATACTGACGAGGCTAATGGCATCAAGGTTTCTATTCAAGTCAATTCGCACGACGTTAATAGGTTTAATGTCGAGGCAGCTAAAGTGTATGAATTCTTTAAGGTTAAGCCAAACTTTGTTAGTGAGAAGGTTGTCTTTAAAAAGATCGACAAGGTTCTTGCTGGTGACGGTTGGTATTTTGATGATAACGATCACTCTGCCAGTAATTTGATTATTATGGGCCAAATTGCATACCCCATTGATCATTTTCAGATCATGGGCGACAGTGACAACAAGGAAGCACGATTTATTCAGTATTCTGATGGTCTTCGCATCTTTGTGAATATTGGTGATGTTGATATTACCCCTAGTCGTGAGTCCTTGTCTTATAGCAAGGATACGAAAATCAATATCAAGAATATTGTGAACCGTATTGCGTCTGAGATTGCATCCAAGATTGAGGATCAAATTCAGAGCCAGCCTTCACTTTATAAAGCTCGCCTCAAGTATGTTCAGATTAGCGACCAGTGTTCTTCTATCAAGAATGCTATTGAATCGCTCCAGAAGTCGATTAGTTGGAACGGTCAAAAGCTGTTTGACAATATCATTAACGAGAGTGTTAATGTTAAGGATAAGCTTTCACTCACATTCCTCAACAAGTCCTATTATCGAAAGAAGGTCAATAGTTCAACGGATGTTGAGTTTATTAATTTCACTGGCGATATGAAGTTCTTTGTCGATGATTTGACTCGCGGCGGTCTTAGCCGAATCAAGAAACTTATGCGTGAAGAACAGTGTGAACAAAAGTGCTATGTTTACAAACTTAAGGATGGTGAGACTGTTGACAACAACGGTTTGTATGATATACTTGGTGGAGCGACCAAGGACGATATTGTGCTGACTTCAAGTCTGCCCAAGATCACCTATGATAGAACCAGTTCCGGCGGTTCTGGCGACGGTCTTCCGCCTGTCCATATTCAAGTTTTTAATGAAGAAACTGGCCGATTTGAAGAGTGCAATATGAGTGTCAAGTATGAGAATGCGTACTATTTCACTGAATCTAAGGGTAGTATTACCCTCGGATATAAGGATCTGGATATGAGCAATATCGCAAATGCTCTTAATTATATGCACAAGCACTATCCAGATGATGTTGACGGTATGACATTTTATGCCGTCAAGCCATCTGTAATTAAGAATCGTAAGCTTGCGGAGCGTTCTAATTGGAGCGATGCTGTTAGCATTATGCGTACAGTGTTCAACAAAGCTGTTGCAGATCATAAGCAAGATATTATTGATTGTAATATCCGATTCGGCTTGTCTGCTAATAGAAATGAAAAGTTTGCCAACATCTTCGCTGCTACACAGACAGATAATGAGGCAAAGAAGATCGTGGCTGAGTATAATGAGCATGAGAAGCGTATCACTTCTATGCGACATGATATGGAATTGGTCCGCGTCATGAGTAGCACTATTCCGAATTGTGATAGTGTTGACTTCTCTGGTATGAAGATCGATAATACGAAATTCTCTAAGAGATTTGACGAGGCTGTTAAGAAGTATCCTATGCTCAAGGTCATTGCCAACATGGGTTACTATGGTAACGTTAGTCAAAATGATATAAAGATCGTGGCCGATTATGTCGATACTATTGAGTCTGCTGAGAATATGTCCAACGTTCTGAGTTGTATGTGAATAAACTAGGAGAATTATAATGTCCAACAAGTATATTATTGCAAATGATGGTACTGTTACTGCGATTGTTAGCGGTCAGACATATTGCTTCGGCAAGTCTCACCCTAATTACAATAAGCTGGTGAATCACCTTAAGAATAATAATGTAGAGTATTTTGAGGCTGCTTATGATATTGTTTCCCACGTTAATGCTTACTGTGAGGGTTATGTTAACTGCACAGATGGTTCACTAACTTGGGATGGTATCAAGATGCCAAGCATGTTTACAAATACGATTATTGATATGGTAAAGCAGGGCTTCCCCTTTGAACCTATGCTTAACTTCCTTGATAATCTGAGTCAAAATCCTTCAGATCATGCCGTCGTTGAATTGTTTGACTTTATGGAAAACAAGAACATGCCCATCACTTATGACGGTTGTTTCCTTGCCTATAAGGCTGTTCGTGAAGACTACAAGGATATCTATTCTGGTACTTTTGATAATAGCATTGGATCAACTTGTCAAGTTGCCCGTAATAGGGTAGATAGTAATCGTGATAATGGTTGTGGTCATGGTCTGCACGTTGGTGCAATTGATTATGCAAAGAGTTATGGCGGCATTGATCTTGACGATGATGATAAGGGCGGCGGAAATCGCCTTATGATTTGCAAGGTTAATCCACGCGATGTTGTTAGCGTTCCGACCGACCATAAGTTTCAAAAGCTTCGCTGCTGCCGATACGAGGTTGTTGCTGAATTCGACAGCATCTTCGATAAGGTTGTTCATATGACCGACAGTGATATTGATCATGTTCAGCGTAAGCAGCGTAACCGCGAATGGGTTGTTGAGGTTACTGCAAAGATTGACAAGATCAACGCTGTTCTTTCAAAGCGTCTTGGTCGAGAATTAGTTAGTGCGTGATTGATTGAATGTGAGTATAACGGAGTGGGGCAACTCACTCCGTTTGCTTATCGGTGGGTTTCCCGAGCGGTCAAAGGGGTCTGACTGTAAATCAGATGTTTCGGCTTCGCTGGTTCGAATCCAGCACCCACCACATATTTTATGAACCCAAGGATTTATCATGAAGATAATCAATGATACCAAGTTAGATTTTGATGATGTCTTACTCGTTCCACAGAGATCGCAAGCGGCATCAAGGGTCAGTGTGTTGGTCGATAGACAATTCTCATTCTATCATTCTCAACAGAACTGGAGTGGTGTACCAATCATTGCTGCCAATATGGACACAACCGGAACGTTTGACATGGCAGCATCTTTATCCAAGCTAAATATGATCACATGTCTTCATAAGCATTATAAGATAGAAGAGTATTGTGAAAATATTACCAATCTAAATACATATTGGTACAGTATGGGTATACAAGATTCAGATATAGAAAAACTATCCGCGTTAGTTGATAGAATAGATGATGTGCCGAATATTTGTATAGACGTTGCAAATGGGTACACAGATAATTTTGTAAATTTTTGTCGTAACATACGCGAAAAGTTTGGTAAGCGTCCAATTATCATGGCTGGTAATGTATGCACACCAGAAATGGTGCAAGAATTAATTCTTCACGGTGGAGTAGATATTGTTAAAGTTGGAATTGGTCCCGGCTCTGCTTGTACAACAAGATTAAAAACCGGAGTTGGATATCCACAGCTATCAGCTATTGCTGAATGTTCTCACGCCGCTCATGGTTTAAAAAATGGAGACAGGCACCTAGGATTGATTTGTGCTGATGGTGGATGTAGAACACCATCTGATGTAGTAAAGGCTTTTGCCGCAAATGCTGACTTCGTTATGCTTGGTGGTATGCTAGCAGGTACAGAACAATGCGAGGGCGATTGGACCTATGAATATAAAGCTGGACTCCCAGAAAATTCATTCTGGCAACCGTTCCCACCGGGATATGAAACATCCAAAAGAAAAGTATCATTAACATTTTATGGTATGAGTTCTCATAAAGCTCAAGAGAAATATGGTGGAATTAAAAACTATAGGGCTAGCGAAGGTAGAGTTATTACCGTGCCTTATAAGGGCGATGCATCTACAATATTAGATGACGTACTTGGTGGCATACGGAGTGCCTGTGCGTATGTTGGTGCATCATCTTTGAAAGATTTACCAAAATGTGCAGAGTTCATCAAAGTAAATCGCGTACATTTTGATAGGAGTGTTTAATGGCTATACCAGCTATTATTATATCGACTCTGTGTTATTTATTTACATGTATTAGTTGCTTCCATCAAGGAGACAGACCACATGGAGTAATGTGGGCTGGTTATGTTTTTGCAAATTTAGGATTATTGTGGTATGAATTTACAAAGTTACGATAAGTGGGACTTAAGATTTTTAGATTTGGCTAAACTCGTTTCTGGCTGGTCTAAAGACCCGTCTACTAAGGTAGGTGCGGTTATAGTAGATTCCGATAAAAGGGTTATATCTATGGGATACAATGGCTTTCCCGTTGGAATCAATGATGACCACTATAGGCTTAATGATAGAACAACAAAATATAAGATTATATTACACGCTGAATCTAATGCACTATTATTCGCAAATACAAATTTAGTAGGTACAACGCTTTATACATATCCATTTATGCCATGCCCTAGGTGTGCTGGAATGATAATTCAAGCTGGCATAAGTCAAGTAGTGTCATATAATAGTATACCGGATAGATGGATGGAAGATTTTCAAATATCAAAAGAATTGTTTGATGAAGCTAGAGTATCCTTAAAATTATATGAAGGAAATACTATAAATGGGTAAACAAGACGTAGCCGACATGGAGATTGTTATACAAGAATGTATCAAAAATGATAAAATTACATTTTTAGCAACCTTAATATGCAATCTTCAAAAAGAATATCAAGAGCTAGCAGAGTTATCCACAGATGGAGAGTATAATATTACGTGGACACACCAACAAACTTTAGAATTTTTAACATACAAGCCAGCGACATAATTGTTTTACGGCATAATTAAGTATATAATATGGGAGGAAACATGTCTGTGTTAGATATGGCAAAAGCGCATCTTCAAAATGTTCATGCCAAAGTAGAAGAACTAAAGCTTCAAAAGAAGCGATTAGATGATGAGATTCAACAACTCACTCAGTATATTTCGAATGGCGTACAAACAATAGAAAATGCAGAAAAAGAAAGTGGTACTACGGGAAACTAGCAAATGGAGGATAGCATGACTTATTGTGATTTTTTTGATCGTCTGGAAAATGTCTCGCGTTCATATAATTGGAACGTGCAAGACAATAAGGTAGTGGCTACTATTAAGAGTGGCTACTTCAAGGGTTTTACACTAAATCCAATCACGGCACTAGCACACAAGGCTGGCTTTGGATTTATCCGTAATACCAGAGAAGGTACAGAGTTTGCGGCTCGTTTGTTGGGTCTACCAAGATCATTTGCTAGAGATGTACACAGTGCAACTCTGGGAACTTATAATCATGGCAATACCCAAGTAGTTCGTGGCAGAATTCGTTCAGCATTGGAGGTATAATTCTATGAATATTAATACATGGCTTGGTTGCGGTAGACTAACAAAGGATGCAGAACTTAGTACAACCCAGAAGGGTACATCGATGGCTAAGTTTCGCATGGCAGTAAATGATAGACGAAACGAGGATACTCTATTCCTCAATGTGCTATGCTTCGGAAAGATGGCAGAAGCACTAAAGGATCATCTTACCAGAGGTAGATTAGTAGGTGTTCAAGGAAAGTTAAAGATTGATGATTATCAGGACAAAGATGGTAACACGAAGAACTCAATTTGCGTCATGGCAGACGAAATTTCTCTTGGACCATCCAACACTGTATCGCCGGAAGGCAGCAAAGATAAGTCCGAATGAATCACTAGTCTAAGGTAGATGCTGGTGGCCCGTTTGCAGGGATGCTGACGGGCCATCTTTTTTTTAAAGATACAGCTTGACAAATGCCGATACCTAGTCTACAATAAGTAGACGGAGGCAAATTATGAATCATCCATTTGAATTTTTGGGCAACGTTGTGGCTGTAATCTTTATTGGAGTTATGTGCTGTTATGCTATTTCAGCATATCTGGACGGCTCCACTATAAAGCTGTCTGATTTAGATAAGGTGACGCTAGGTTATTTTGATAATCCTACACCTGTTATTATTACTCAAAACACAAACAACTTTGAGTCTCAGCAACTGTATTTAGACTGCATTGAAGCGTTAAAGAGCTTGGGTATGAAGAAAACAGAAGCTAAGAAGAAAGCTAAAGATATCTTCCAAAACTTTACCCCTCAACCAACAACCATAGAACAATTTTTAATGATAGCACTTAGAAAATGAATATATTGCATCAGTCATTTGAAATAGCATTGAATTTACTTCCTAAAGCCAAAGAAGAACGATGTACTAAAAACAAATTTTTCCACTTCGCATTCGGATACAAAAAAAATAAACTTCTTGCTATTGGACAAAATAATCCCGAAAAAACACATCCTCAAGCACTAGCTTTAGCCAAACGATTTAATATAGATTTGGCATATCCATATTTTCACGCTGAGACGGATCTTATTTCTAGACTTTGGGGAAAACATTACATAGACAGTAGCTTAAGAATGGTTATTATCAGATTGAACAAACATGGCGTGTTACGATGTAGTAAACCGTGTCCTCGTTGCGACCAAATAATAAAGTCCCTTGGTATTAATAAAATATGGTGGAGTAATGACAATGGATTCGATCAATAATCTTAAAGATGTAACAGTGTATCTCGTTGGTGCTATGGATAGAGTTCATGATGGCGGTATGACATGGCGGCAAGAGTTAACTCCTGTATTAAAAAATTTTGGTATCAAAGTTATCGATCCGTGCAAAAAGCCCATTCATGGGGTTGTTGAAGATGATGAAACAAGGTGGTGGATAGACTATTATAAAGAAACTGGGCAATATGACAAAATAAGAGAAAAGTTTGGTGTTATTCGCAGTGCCGATCTTAGATGCGTAGATACTTCCGACTTTATTATCGCAAATATAGACCTAGATGTTCATGCTTGCGGCACCTATGAAGAAATAGTTACAGCAAACAGACAAAAGAAACCGATACTTGTACTGTGTAAGCAAGGCAAAAGCATGGCACCGAATTGGTTATTCTTTATGCTTCCACATGAACATATATTTAATACTCTTGAAGAGATGATGGATTATCTTAATCATATCGATAAGTTAAGAGATACCTCATCTTTATCACGCTGGTTCTTTTTTAAGGGAATATAATGATAACTGACTTTCCAGAATATTTATTCGAACCGCCAGACCACATAAAAAGCGTCTACTCTTATAAAGTAAACGCCGGGAAACAAATATGTAAAAAGAAGTCTATTGTATTTTGTGGTATCTGTAGAGATGTAGAGGATACAATACAAAGAAATATTTTACGAATACAAAGAACCGGCGATCTATTTAATAGACACACAGGCATTCTGTATGAGAATGACTCCAAAGACAATACTGTAAGTATTATATCCAATAATATTTCTCAAGATTGGACGTTCATATCTGAGCATAGAAATGACAAAAACTATAGATCGGATTTGCATAACGGAAAAGACCCGTGGCATTTTAATCGATGTAAGATATTGGCCGAGTGTAGAAATAAATATCTAGAAGTATTATATTCTAACTATAATGACTATGACTATATGTGTGTGATGGATCTAGATATTAAAGGTGGATGGTCATATGATGGTATTTGTCATGGTATATTTACTCTAGAATCTCATCAAAATTATGCCTGCGTATCTTCTTATGGCGTTTTGTCAGAGCCGTATGGAATTGATTCTTTGGAAGAGCATAATCAAACATCATATGTTATGTATGATTCTTTAGCCTTTAGACCGCTATCATTTACAGAAGGAATTCATATCCTAAGAACACCAGCATTTAATAAAATTGTATTTCGCAGGGGCGATGACCCTGTGGAGGTTAGATCAAATTTTGGTGGCTTATCGATATATAAAATACCGCTACTAAATAATCACAAATATGGAGCAAAAGAGTGGAAAGATGGATTTGTAGACCCAGATCATGCTATTTTAAATCAAAGTATTATAGACGATGGTAACAAAATCATTCTTGATCCTAGCATGATTGTATCATATTCACAACACGCATTAATGGAGACATCATGATCAATATAGTAGCACCAATTAATCAGCTTGGATATGGTATAACCGGCTTAAATATTGTTAAGCATCTCAGTAAACTAACAGATGTTTCTCTTATATGTATTGGTCAGCCACAAGTCACTACTCAAGAAGATGCTGATATAATAAAAAAAGCTTTGCAAAATGCTAAATTTTTAGATTTTGATGCACCATGCATTAAAATATGGCATCAGCATGATATGACTCAATTTGCGGGAAGAGGAAAAAGAATAGGATTCCCCATATTTGAATTGAATAAGTTTACTAACTTAGAGAAACACCACTTGCAGTCACTAGATTCTATTTTTGTATGCTCTGATTGGGCTAAAAACATAGTACTACAAAATATTGAGTTTGATAGTTCCAATATCCATGTTATACCACTTGGCGTAGATACATCTATATTCAAAAGCTCCACAATAAATGTAAGTTATCCAACGCGATTTTTTAATTGCGGGAAGTGGGAGATTCGTAAAGGACACGATGTATTGGTTGAATTGTTTAATTCAGCATTTGATGTCGATGATAATGTAGAACTTTGGTTGATGTGCGAGAACCCATTCTGTTCACAGGAAGAAAAATTAAATTGGGAAAATACATATTATAGATCAAAATTAGGCTCTAAAATTCGTATAATCCCTAGGCAAAATACTCAGGAAGAAGTGTATAGTATTATGGCACAAACACACTGCGGAGTATTTCCTTCTAGAGCAGAAGGCTGGAATCTTGAATTATTAGAAATGATGGCGTGTGGAAAACACGTAATTACCACAAATTATTCTGCTCATACCCAATTCTGTAATTCTGAAAACTCCATGCTAGTCAGCATAGCAAACGAAGAACCAGCTAATGATAATAAATGGTTTCATGGTCAGGGAGATTGGGCAAAAATTGGCATTGAACAGTGCATTGAATTTATAAAACACATGAAAACTATTCACAACAAGCGTCAAGCTGGAGATTTAAATATCAATACTGCTGGTATTTCCACCGCACAACAATTTACTTGGGAACATTCCTCTAGAGAAATAATGAAACATGTTCTATAACTTTTTTTCTAAAAAACCAGAATCAGAACCAGTACCTGTAGAAGAAAATGAAGATATTAATACGTTAGCATCTATATCGTATTCCATTAAAAGAAATGAAACAAGTCCAGTTATTGATATAGAGCTAAATGATTATGATGATGAATCCGCTACAGCTTTGTGTAAGCTGTTAGACATTTTGTCTCAAGACAAGTGTTACATAGAGACGATAAATATGTTAAAGCTTGGATTGCTACAAGATGCACAAGAGGATTTCTTAGTTAAGGTCTTTATACACTTAGGATCGAACTCAAAAGATAAAATAATGCAACTCCATCAGCATAATTCGAAAGATGAGCCTTGTGTAAAGCCTTCCGATGTGTTAAGATAAACGCAAAGGAGTGATGTAAATGAACAAGTACAAAAAAATTGGATGGCAAAAATACGAAGATTACATTGAAAAACAATTAACTTCACCAATTCTGCACACTATTATACAAAATGTTGCTATGCAGCACATTGAGCATGACAGTGTAGAAGATGAGGATGATGATGAAGAAGAAGACTTTATATCTAATTCAAACGAGGATGAGTCAAAGCATATAATGCATCCAGCAATGATGTTACCACTAACTAGCAAATTAATGGATGATGTAGCACTATTATCTACATTTGATTGTTGGATAGGACACACAAATTTTGACATAACTAACAATATAAAGTCTATTTTAGATTCTGTACCCGGAGTAGAGGTATTAAAGGTTCTTAGCCGATATCGATTTTTTGTTGGTATCGGTCACATGTTCGATTTTGCTAAAGTAAGAAAAGATATTGAAAAAGCTATTATAGGAGATTTAGATGAATAATACTGATATAAACGAAAAAATTGAGAATGCGTTGAAAGATGAGAATATATTGAAGATTATGAACAAGGCTGCTCGTAGATTCATGAATCAGCTTGACAGGGATATAATCTACACCTGTCAAATCAATGCCTTATGGAAGACATTTCTGAATCATGAGCCATCCAAGGGTGCAAAGTTTACAACGTATCTATATAATGGAGTCTTTATAGAGTGCATGAAGGAAATTAAGTTTGCACAAAAGTCTAAAAGAACTGGTGGCAAATTACACAACAATATAGCTGAACATAGTAATCAATTTCTATTTATGGATATAATGGATGAGCTAAAGAATCCACTAGATAAAGAGATATTTCTGGACAGGCTTTCTAATATGACGATAGCGGAAATAGCCAAAAAACATAACATCAATAGAGAAAGCACTAGGCGTAAAATGCACAAAATACTGAAAAGTATTAAGCAAAAATTCATCTAAATGCGTGTATACTACTGTAGGAACCGGACTTTCAAAGGAAAAGGACATGATTAATCCATATATTTTTAAGGAGAAATTCTATGTCAACAACTACAGCAAAAGGTTCCGGTTCTACAGTTAATAATGGCGGAACAGTAGTAGGCGGTGGTAATGTTCCAGCCGGTAGCCCAATGACCAAGGTTATTGGAGTCAATGAACTCAATACTGGCAGAGAGTATGGTTCACAGGTAGCCGTAGATACGGACGGCGGTGCTTCAAATGCTGATCCTCACGGTGTAACAAAAGCAAAAACTTCTGGCACTTTTGCATATACACCAGAAAGAGGAAGCAATTTTTTAATTCGTGGTGCTGGTGATAATGCATCCAAGGTAAATAACTCTGCTTCTACTGTCTTGTCAACTCCCGGTGGCGTTAGCACACAGGGCAGCATACACAAGACTGTAGCATCTTACAGAGTTGGTTCCTACTCCAATACATCTTTCAATGTGTTGGCTAGACCAAATGGCAACGTTGTTCCCGGCTTATCAAAAGGCACTGGTGCTGGCACCCAAACAGAGTATGTTCAAATGGACGGCTCTACTGCTGCAACAGACGATGCCGCTACACCAACAAGGTCAGTTCCCGGTGAACTCACCTATATGTTTGGCAGTGTAGTTCCAAAGCAAGACGATTACAAGGCTAAGAATAGCTACGAGTCTTGATTTTAACAAATCGGCATATGAGCGTCATTTATTGGCGCTCTATGCCATATTTGGAGCCTCATGAATGATTGACTTCAAAAATCCAGAGAGCATCACACTTATTTGTAGTCTACTTGGTGGATTGGGTACATTCTTTAGCTTAATATGGGTTAAAGCAATTAAACCAACTATTAAATTATTACAAAGTCAAGATGATCTTATAAAGTCTTTACATGCAATCAAAAAAGAATTAACAACAAATGGTGGTAATAGCTTAAAAGATGCAGTAATAGAGCTTAGAAATACATGCGGCAGAATAGAGATAAGACAAAAAGTCATAGAACAAAGAACAAAAGCCGCACTACATTACAATAATGTAGCATTATTTGAAACAGATGACCAAGGAAGGCTAGTTTGGACAAATAATAGTTTTTATGAACTAACTAGTGACACTATATCCAATGTGGATGGATACGATTGGCTAAGTTATATTCACGAAGATGAGCGTGAAGAATTTTTCAATGAATTTCAGTCTTGTCTTCAAATGAATCGCAAATTTGTAAGAATTGTTAAAAACTGTGAAGATAAAGTAATTAAAGTGCTAGGTTTTCCATACAAAATAAATGATAATGCCCACGGTGGGTTCTTGGTCAGTATTTCAGAAATAAGGGAGATATAATATGTTAACTTCAAAAGCTTATAGCATGGATCTTAATGACGTTATTAATGTAGGTAAAAATGCTTTACTAGTAGGCGTAGCCGCTCTTCTAACTTATGTTGGTGAAAATATCGCTAACATCGATTTAGGGTCAGCTTCGGCATTAGTAGTGCCAGTGGTGGTTGTTCTAGTGAATAGTGCCGTAAATTGGATCAAAGATCACACTAACAAGAAGTAAGAACTATGATTTTTAACAAACCTAGAGATCTCCTAAAAGCCTATAAAGAAGGCTTCATGGGAGCGTATTGCGACCCAAAAGACACAGATAAACTTTTGGGAGAGCTTCCACACCCATTATTCGGAGCGGCTGCTCATGAATTATATGGTAGCGGCAAGGGAAAACTCGCACTCATATTTAAGAATGTTCTTAAATTTGATCCAGACTTCGGACCATGCGAAAGACAAACTACTGGAGATTGTGTTAGCCATTCTACACGAAATGCAGTAGATGTTACACGCTGTTCAGAAATCATGGGCGGTCAGCGAGAAGAATACATAACTAGGGGTGCTACAGAAGGTATATACGGCAGTAGGGGTCACGGTGGACAAGGAATGAGTTGCTCTGTGGCAGCTAGATTTGTTCACCAAAATGGTGGCATTTTACTACGCAAGCCTTACGGCGGAATAGATTTATCAGAATATGATAGCTCAAAAGGATCACGATGGGGAAGCCAAGGTGTTCCATCAGAAATTATAAAAGCCGCACAGAAACATCAAGTTAAAACTATTAGCTTAATTAATACTATAGAACAAGCTAGAGACGCTATAGCGAATGGTTATGCTATTAGTGTTTGTTCTGGTTCTGGATTTAGTTCTAGAAGAGATCAATATGGTATCGCTTCTAGGAGCGGCGGGTGGAATCATGCGATGGCATGGATAGGAATGGACGATACTCAAGAAATATATAAAGAAACATTATTTTTAGTACAAAATAGCTGGGGAGTCTGGAATAGCGGTCCAAAAAGACACGATCAGCCAGAAGGTAGTTTTTGGATTAGAGAAAGTGACGCTGCTGAAATGTTATCTGGTAATGGCTCTTGGGTTTTTAGTGATGTTGATGGATTTCCTCCAAGAAAAGTTACTTGGACAATCAGTAACGTGTTTTGAGGTAAATAATGCCTAAATATAATGTTTTTGTTGCAGCATCTTCTAATTCACAAAACCAAGCTAGCATTGGTGCTAATGCATCAGCTATCAATAATTATGTTGCTCCCAAGTTACCCAACGTAACTATACAGAACGTTGCCGCTGGATTGGATCACACTCTATTTTTAATGGACAATGGGCATGTATATGCTTGTGGTGGTAATAGCTTTGGTCAATTAGGAGATGGAACAACAACAGCAAAAAACATTGCTATTTTAGCATTCTCTGGGCAAACCTCTACGTGCGTTAGCATTGCTGCTGGAAGATCCACATCATACGCTATTACTGAGGATGGTAAACTATATGCTTGGGGAGCTAACACTTATGGTCAGTTAGGAACGGGAGATTCTATAGATAGAACAACGCCAACTAGAGTTGGAACAGCTAGTAATTGGATCAAAGTTGTTATAGCTAATGGATCAACCGCTTATCACATGTTGGCACTAAATAGTGCTGGAGAAATTTATGGATGCGGTTTAAATACTAGCGGTCAACTCGGACAGGGCGATACGGCAACAAGAAATGCATTAACGAGAATAGGAACCGATTCAAATTGGACAGATATAGCAGTTAACGAAGTAGCATCTTATGCCGTTAAATCTGATGGTACTCTATGGGCTTGCGGAGGCAATACAAATGGATCACAGGGTAATGGATTATCAACTGGAAATGTATTGACTATAACCAGAATTTCTTCTTTGGTCAATATAACAAAAGTATTTACTTGTAATTCTGGACTTGCTGCCGCACTTAATTCTAGTAATCAGCTATTTATTTGGGGTGGAACCAATAGCAATGCTGTATTAAGAACTACCGGAACTATTATTAGTGGCCCAAGTTTAATTTCTGGGTCTTGGAAATTCTTTACAGCCAACACAACATTTTCTATTGCTATAGCTACAAATGGCGACGTTTATGCCGCTGGAACTGGCGGCGCAGTAGTTGGCAGAGGGCCAAGCGGTTCTATTGTTTTTAATAGTCCTTTAGACGATATTAAAAATGCTCAATCGGCTTCTATATCCACAACGCACTCATTTATATTAGTACAACCAACACAAAAGCTTGTATACAGTGTTGGCAAAGATGCCGGAACAACTAGCAACACAACTATATCGACTCCATTATATTATGGGTATCCAAGAGCCTATTTGCCAAATAACAATATTAAGCAATTCATTGTTAATAAAAGGAATGATGCTGGCGTTAATATAACATCAGATTTCAAGATTATTTTAACGGACGATAATAAACTATATGGGTGGGGCGGAAGTGTTTATGGAGTTTTTGGTGACTATGGATATGATACCCTATTTAACCCATATAGCTCTATTCATAAAGCTCCATTTTCTTCTATATACTATAATTTTAATAATGAAGAATGGAAAAAAATTGCAGCGGGTGTTTCTCATGCTGCATACTTATCCATAGATGGAACGCTAGTACTGGCCGGTACTCAATACTATTCATCTTTGGCATATAGTACTGGTGTAGATGGTACAATACAAAATAATATATCAATAACAACAATCTTCAATGATGTTGATTGCGGCGATTTTTTTACTATTGCAATAGGTGCAAACAATAGACTATATGGATGTGGTATCAACAACTATGGTCAAGTTGGAATAGGAAGTGCCGGATCACAAGTTCAATCGATGACCCAATTATCGTCATCGGTACTATTTTCCAAAGTATCTTGCGGATTAAGTTTTACTTTTGGATTATCAGTAAATAATCAACTATATACTTGGGGTAGAAATCTTTATGGTCAGCTTGGTTTAGGAAACAATAACGATCTATATTCTCCAACATTCGTTGTTACAAACAATGATAATATAGTAGATATCGCCTGTGGCTATAATCATGGAATTGTATTAAAATCTAATGGCACAATATGGGGCTGTGGATTAAATAATGTTGGTCAATTAGGAACCGGCGTAGCCACAACATCATATACAACACTAACACAAATAGGCACCGCTTCAAACTGGGTTCAGATATTTGCTTTTGCAGATAATACAGTAGCCATCAATTCTTTAGGTGAAATTTATATTTGCGGATCCAACGCAAGCGGTCAAATTGCTACCGGATTAAATTCACCGTCCATATACAGAAATTTAACCAAAATATCGCAGCTATCTGTATCAAATCCAACAGTAAATCCCTCTACTTTCGTTGGAACAGCAGACGGCTGGTTCGGAACAGCATATGCTGATTCAAACATTCCTCTAACTACGACAACAACTACCACCACGGCGCAGCCATGTTTTATAAATAGCTTAAATACAAGTATAAGTACAAGCGGACCAACTGGTACTATATTCGTTCAAGGTGTAGGGGGTGCATCCTCAAAAACTAAAAAAACATCATTGCAAGCTATAGATGCTGGAGTTACTGCCGGTGGGTATACCAATAACACTGGCACATTAATAGTTTTTGATGGTGATCAATCTGGCTCTACATTTACTGTCAATGACCTAATAACATTCCCATTCTCTAGTCTGTCTGGCAGAGTCTCAACAACTGCTACTTATAGAGTTAGTGCGATAGTTGATATTAGCCCTATATCTTCAAATTATCCAAACACTCAAGCATTGGCCGTTGTATGTTCTGATGTTGCGACCACAACTACAACCACATCCACAACCGCCGGTCCCGGCGGATCTACAACTACTACCACAACAACAGCCGCACCAAATTATCCGCCCTATGCATATGTATCAAATGCTGACTCAAATACTATAAGTATTGTAGAAGTATCAACCGGCAATTTATTTGCCAATATTAATTTGCCGGGAAGCCCGACAAGATCATTTGTGGATGGAACTGGCAATACTGCATATGTTATCTTACAAAATAGTGGGTCATTAAATAGTTCACTGTGCATAATTAATACCAGTAATGGATCAATAAGATCTACATTAAATTTACCGTCTGGCTTTAAAGCTACATGGATATCTGTAGATACAACAAACAAAAAAGCATACATATCATCAGATTCTACTTCGTCCATATTAGTATTGAATACTATAACCGGAACTATTTCTGAAGTACTTACTTATCCAACCCCGATAAGATCTACTTTGATTGATATTCCTAATGGACTTATGTATTGCTGTGAAACTACAAGCGATACAGTTGGAGTATTTAATCTATCTTCTAAAACTAGAACAGCAACAATATCTGTTGGTGGATTCCCGTATGGTTTAGCATTAAATTCATCTACTAATAGGTTATATGTATCAAACTTCAACGCTAACAACATTAGTGTCATCAACACACTAAATAATACGGTTACTTCTACCATATCTGGTGGATCTAAGCCAATACAACTTGCAATCAATCCATCCACACAAAGGCTATATGCAGTCAATTTATCAGCTAGTGGCACAGTTACGGTTATCAATACTAGCAACGAAAGTATTGTGTCTACTATAAATATTGGATCTTATCCACAATCTATAGCTTTAGATACAACATATAATAGAGCAATTGTTACCAGCGGAGAAGATAATCAAGTTCAAATTCTGAATCTTTCTAATAATACAGTATATGGCGTTCTCAATGTTGGAAATAATCCACTATATGTTTCTATCGGTAATGTTTTAGTATCGAATACAACTACCACAACAACAACGACGGGCTTACCGGGAACAACAACAACTACGACCATAAATCCAGCGTTGGCTTGTATCCCAAGTAAACAATTTTTACGCATTCAACTCAGAAGAGGAACGAATGAAGAATTTGTTGATTCTAATTTGATCCTAGCTTCTGGCGAACCAGCGTATGCTCTAGACACAAATATTTTTAAGATCGGTGATGGCATTAGAAATTGGACGCAATTGGATCCCATCGGCGTTGATATGTCTAATCCAACCGATATATACGTTGAGCTTCAAGACATTCTAGTTGGTGGAGATAGAATATCATTCAACTATGATAACAACAATCAAAAAATTTCTATCAATTCTGCCTTAGAGCCACAAGTGTTTCAGCGTGGAGATTTTAGCCTATCTGCTAATCAAAACAATCTTAACTTAGGTATAAGTGCCGTTGTCAAAGTAATACCCAGTACAAACATAAACATTACTGGAATACTAGCTGGACAAAATAATGAAATGAAATTAATATACAATGGCGGCAATAATAATGTAACAATGATGCACAATTCATCGTCTAGTTCAGTTGGAAATAGAATCTTCAATTACACAAAACAAAATTTTATACTATCTCCAGATCATGGTGTAACTATAATATACGATAGTTCTATTCAATCTTGGAGACTATTCTAAGGGGGAAATATGTCTGTTAAAATTAAACTACGCCGTGGTACATTATCAGAGTGGGTTGCTGCTAATCCTGTTTTAAGAACTGGTGAGCCGGGATTTGAAACCGACTCTGGAAAACTCAAAATAGGTGATGGAACATCTACTTGGTCGCAGTTACCATATTTAACAGGAGAAGGTGGCGGCGAAGTTGTATTAGAAGACATCGATGATAGAGTGGCAGACCTACTCGTTGCTGGAGATAGAATCTCTCTAGATTACAATGATAACGATAACTCATTGACTATTAATTCTGACGCTACATATGACGCTGCCGTAGAATGGACAGCTAATCATACATTGGCAGACGGTACACGATACTTAGCTAATGATTTGGTTTATGTTAGTGGTAGATTATACAAAGCCAATTTTGATAATGAAAGCCTTCCAGTAACTAACACCCAGTATTGGACAGACGTTGGAGCAGGATACAGACTAAATATAGACGGTAGAGATATTCCAAATATTCCAAATATCTTTGATCAATCTTTAAACACAACCGATACAGCAACGTTTGTTGGTGTTAATTTATCTAATGGAACAGCATTGGCACAAGGTACTTTTGATAATGGAACCGGTGGCAATAGTGGAATTAGTTTAAATTGTTATGTTGGTTATGAATTAAACTGGCAGGGCGGTCACTTAAAAAGCACACCAAATGGGGGTTTAACATCCGCCAATATTTGGTGCGATTCCCCAATAGAATTTCAAGGCGCAGGCGTTGATAACATGGAAATTAATGCAACTGGCATTACTTTTCCAGATGGTACAATTCAAGTGTCTGCTGTAAGTACTATATTATCTGGCACCAATATAGATGTTATAAACAATTCCGGTGACTATACCATTAATCACAATGGTGATGCATCGGTATTAAAAACAACAGTATTCAATAAAACTGGATCTCAAATACCAAAACTAAGAGCAGTTTATATCAACGGCGGTCAAGGTGATAAACCGACCGTTACATTGGCTAGTGCTGGATCAGAAATGACCAGTAGTAAAACATATGGTATTACAGCCGAAAATATAGATCATATGGGTTCTGGCTTGGTGGTTGTGTTTGGAGCATTAACAGGAATTAATACTGATCAATTTAATCCAACCGCTCCAGCCGGAAATGTTAATGGAACAACAGTCTGGCTTAATCCAACGGTATCTGGAGGCTTAACAACAACAAAGCCATCAGCACCAAATCATGCTGTAGCACTCGGTACTATAGTGCGTACACATCAAAATGAAGGTATAATAGAAGTAAGGGTACAGAATGGTTTCGAACTAGAAGAACTTCATAATGTTGCTGTCAGTGGAGTAACAAACGGTCAATTTCTAAATTACAATTCTGCTAGTGGCTTATGGATGCCCACAAGCAGCGGAACATTCACTACCGTTGCGGCAACTAGTGGAACGTTTGCAACAGTCACAAATACAGCACGAAATATATCCACAATCAATCAGAATACTGTATCTTCATCTCAAAATGACTATAATCTAGGTACAGGACCAATGAGTAGGCTTTCGGTTTCAAATGCTGGACTTACCATAACTGGTTTTAGTGGTGCCGTTAGCGATGGAGATACTAGATTGATATTTAATGCTGGCCCATACGCTATCAACATTTCTCACGATTCCAGTTCTAGTTCTGCTGCGAATAGAATTCTTATATATTCTAGCGGAACTTTTGTGCTATATCCAAACAATGGTACAACAGTCATTTATGATAATTCAAGTCAAAGGTGGAGATTATTCTAATGTGGATTATACGCAGCAACAGGGTTGATACTTGGGACGTTACGGTTAGAACAACCGCCTCAAGTCAAACTTTTAGTATTAATCTCGCTTCTGGCTCTGGCACCAATATATCGGTAAATTGGGGAGATGGTACATCACAAACATTTAATAGCCTTGGCGTCAAAACCAAAACATATGCCAACGCTGGTGACTACACTGTTAAAATAAGTGGCAGCTTTACAAGCGGTGGTAACATAAGGCTTGGTCAAAATGCTACAGAAGCGGCCAGAGTTATAGCAGTAGGCATTGTACCATATATAGCTGGAGTCAACAGTTTTGCTAATTCCATTCGTGATTGTTCTAATTTAACTACAATTCCTAGCGCATTATTTTCTAACAATCCAGCCGTAACATCATTTTTTGGTACTTTTGCAAATTGCACAAGTTTGAGCAGCGTTCCAGTTGGATTATTTGATAACAATCAATTAGCCACTAATTTTCAACAAGTTTTTTATGGTTGTTCAGCCATTAATACTTTACCGGGTGGGCTATTTATAAATACTGCCTCAACAACGTTTCAGCAAGCATTTCAATTATGCTCATCTATAACAACACTACCAGATTTCTTATTTGCTCCTAGTGCTACAAATTTTGCTAACACTTTTCAAGCTTGCACATCGTTAAATATTATACCTTCCGCCACATTTAGTGGAAACATATATGCTACAAATTTTTCTAGTATATTTTATGGATGCACCTCTTTAACTAGTATACCCACTAATTTATTCGTTAATAATCAATTAGTTTCAACATTCCAGAGTGCTTTTTTTGGATGTTCTGCTTTATCTTCGGTTCCATCGGATATATTTAGATATACTACCGCAGTTACGACTTTTCAAGGTTTATTTACCAGTTGTACTTCCCTGACATCAATTCCGGTAGACTTGTTCAGATATAATACATTTGCTGCTAATTTTGTTAATGCATTTCTAAATGATACAATAAATACAATAGACTATAGTAGATTATTAAACGAACTCAATACATATAATCCACAAAATACTGTTACATTTCATGGTGGAAGCAGCAAATACAATAGTTCTGCAACATCAGCTAGAAGCAGCTTGATTGGCAGAGGCTGGATTATAACTGATGGAGGACTACAAGCATGATATCTATAGAATATCCACAAAATACCGTTTATTGGATTTTAACAAATGGTTCCATATTTGTAAAGGGCGAAACTCTCCCAGAACAAATTACTTCCGCAAACGATGATTGGTCCATACATTTACAAACTAATGATATTAGCGAATGGCAAAGTGAATGCGTATCATTAGGTATATGGGAAGATGAAACAACCACACCAGAAGGAGTATAATTATGCCTCTTACAACAACAGATGTAGTAACAAACGTAATCAGTGGAAATGAAACACCCAAAAATGCCACAACGGTTGTTTATTGTCAAAGAACGGGAGAATATGGTCTAGCCAATGCTACTTACGAGCAGAGCATGACCTATGGTACACTAGAAGATAAATATACAGAACGATTTTATAACAATATTGATAGTTTAAGAACAGTTGACGGTGGAACCCCATGAGCAAATATAGATACTATTTAGCTGGTTGCATAGTCAGTTTATTTGTTCTAGGATGTAATACTGAATGTTTTCTAAATCCAGAAGACATCACCAATATGTATTCATCATACGTAGAACAATGGACCAGAGAAGTTAAAACCAGTTTCGATGATGCTGAAAAAGAAGTATTTAACAAAATTCCTAAACCTGACGTTATAATTAAGCCGGATCCAGATCCAGCCAAGTGTATTTGCAAAGGAACAGGAATTATTGTACAGGGCGATGGTCATAAAACACAGTGCGAGTATCACGGGAAAAAAGAAGTCCAACAAAAAAGTGTCAATATAATTAGAAGATGAAAGGAATGATATGTTAGAGATGTATTTAAAATACGGAGCGATTGTTGCTGGAGTACTATTGGTATTGTGGAATTTTGTAGACTCAAAATACATCATTTCCAAATTATTTAAGCAAAAGACCACACCAACACCAAGTACCAAAACTGGAAACAAAGAAACGGACTTCTTAGAGATAGTTTCATTATGGTATCAACTAAAATCAAAATGTGACGAGTGCAAACTTTCTGTAGCATCCAATAAACTAGACGAGGTATTCCCTCTCCTCAATGGAGTACTTGAAGATGAAAATTAAACCAACACTATTACTAGGAGTTGCGTTAATACTTGTTGGCCTTTTTATTGGTAATGCCAAAAAAGTAGACAATAAGCTTAAACTTTTAGAAATAGATCAACCAAGTGCAGAGATTATATCCCTTGTCGAACCGATTGGTAGCCTAGTGACCAATCCAGACGATAAAGCCAAGATGGCATTGTTTAATTTCGAATTCTCTAAAAGAATATCGTCATATGACGCAGACATACAACAAGTAAACGATGTATATGTTTTAGCGGCACAAAAGTTTTTCCAAGACTCTATGGATGATAAGTATAATAATCTTGATGTGAAAATAGTAGATCTTATTAGATCAGTCACATCCGAAGAAAATCATACATTAACAGATGCGGAAAAGTTAGCATTATCGCAAAGATTTAGTGGACTATCATGGACCCTTATTAATAAGTGAATAACATGCCCTTACATCATCAAATTAAAAATATCATAGACTCCATCTTTTCAGAAGGTGGTTATAACATTCAAAAATTCAATGTTAAATTTCCATACCCTCTTGATATAAGCATCATAAAGGACAAAGATGGTAGCATTGATTTAACATTTACTAAAGCGCTACCACACGTTAGCTGGAAGAAGTTCATTACTTTATCGGCTAGAGTAGACGGGATTACCTTAAAAGAAAACGGCGGAATTCTAAAACTGAAATTTTTTCCAGATATCCCATTTGGATATGATGATGAGCCTACAAGCCTTGAAGCCCCAAGTTATGATTTTTCTTCTGTGGCTTCCGATATCAATAGCGAGTATTCTGATCCAGAACGAAGATTTTTAGCAAACAAGTGTTTGCATTACGCAAGCGAGTGGGCTACAATAGCTAGTCAAGGATGCGACTTCGCTTGTGCGTCGAGCAGCGACAAGAAGCGTTTAAAAAGAGATTGTAAAAATTTCGTAATGGAGAATATCAAAAAAGATACCGAATTGCAGGCCGGTAGTGTTGTATTGACATTCTTATTCTTTTACGTTGTATTGCCAGTTGTTTTAAAGTTTATTCTTGAGAGAGTATTCAAGAAGCTCTTTTCTTGATTATTTTCGCGGTTTCTAAAAAATCACAGAAGGATTGTATATGCAGGTTTTAAAGAGAAATGGTTCATTTGAAAAGTACAATGTCGAAAAGATTCATAAGGTAGTTGAGTGGGCGATAGGTGGAATAAATAACGTCTCTTGGTCAGACATAGAAATGAACGCCCATCTATCTTTACATGATGGGATAAGCACCAGAGATATCCACCAGATTCTAATCAAGTCAGCAAACGATCTGACTTCTCCAAGTAAACCAAACTACCAGTACGTAGCCTCTCGCCTGCTTAATATGTCTTTGCGAAAAGATCTATGGGAGAGATACGATAATCCTCCATCATTATCCGACCACATAACCAAAAATGTTAAACTTGGTATATATGATCAAAATCTATTAGATCAATGGACTAGTGATCAATTAAATGAATTGAATAATGTAGTAGATCATGATAGAGACTATCTATTTACTTATGCTGGACTACAACAACTAATAGACAAGTATTTGGTCAAGAATCGTGCAACCGGTGAAATTTATGAAACTCCTCAGTTTGCATATATGGCAATCGCCATGTCTTTGTTTCATAGCGTTGAAGAAGTAAAGGAAGCATACGAATGTTTTTCTACATTCAAAATCAATCTTCCGACTCCAATTATGGCTGGAGTAAGAACTAA